GTTTTCAATTTTAATTACTGACATATAAATCACCTACCTAAACTTATCATTTACCGCCAGGGTGCAAAAGGGTGCACTTTTTAACGATATACAGCTTGTACACTCAACCTTATGACGTTGATATGTTTCCGCTTACCGCAAAATCACTCTCAAAAAGATGCCGATAAGCAACCTGAAACAACGGTACCGTAAACCTTTTAACGATAGCACCTGAAAACTGTTGCCCCACAAGGGCTTCTATGCACCCCCCTAATCCGTCCGGGACACCAACGCAACACTCTCGACGTGAATTAAGTGCACCAAGAGTCAGTCTACACGTTTTTGAGTGCATGATATAAATAACGGGTGCACCTTTTAACGATAGGAAACAGTATCGTTAAAAAGTTTAAAACTCGCTTGATAACATATTATACTAAAATTTTTCCGACTGCTCGCTCCGCGCTCCTCTTGCATAAATCCCTGCCAAAACCTGATCTTCTTTTCGGGCTTCATCAATCCGAAAATAAATGTAGTAGTTCTCTCCTTGTATTTTCAATTATTTATATTATATACCCTTTTACTCTATTCTTATAGCATACTTTTCCACGAAATAACCTTTTCATTTTCAATAAAGAGTAAAGAACTCGCAACGTTATTAATAAAAGTCGTATAATAAAATACAAAAATAGTAGCTTTGTTTTTAAATATAATACCGGCCTAGAGAAAAACACTTCCCCGAGCCGGTATTATAATATTTCAATCAATTATATTCTATTAACATTTACACTAATACCGGATTTAAAAGTTACATTAAACCGGTCTTCGTAAATTTCTATTCTCTTGATATATTTTCGTACCAATGATGCATCGTATTCGATAAGTTCCTTAGGTTCACTTTTTAAAAAGCTTTCCATTTCTTTAATTCGTCTTTTAACATCTTCCTGTTCCGCTTTTACTATAAGAAGCTTATGTTCTTTATCCTTAAGCTCGTCTATCTCAGCGGCGATTTTCGTATAGTCTTTTTTAGATTTAATACGATCCATAAGTATCACTTGCCTGTCAGCAATTTTCTTTTCTATAGGATCTATTTCAATAGTATTTTCAAAAGCTAAAACTTGTTTAATGTTTTTCATAAGTTTTTCTAAAATATCATCAGGTGTTTGTAAAATCATGTTGATAGCTTTTACTGTAACGGACTGTAATTCCGTTTCCCGTACTGTCGATGCGTCACAACCTTTAGCCCCCTGTTTAATTCGAGTACAACACCGCCAAACAACGGAATGCACACCTCGATTATTCCAAATGATTCTTCTATAAATATCTTTGCATTTTGAACAAATACAAAGACCGGACAATGCATACTTACTGGAATAAACCCGTTTTCTCTTACCGTTTTCACCGCTAACCAAGTTAGCTCGTCTTATCATTTCTTCCTGTACTTGAATGAAAATATCTCTCGGAATAATCGGAGCGTGATCGTCTTTAACATAATACTGCGGTTCGGTTCCATCATTTTTTATACGAACGCGGTTAATAAAATCAATCGTGATAGTCTTTTGTAAAAGCGCGTCTCCGATATATTTTTCATTTTTTAAAATACCTTTAATGTTGGAGGTATGCCATTTTAAATTGCCCGCTCCATTTTTAATCCCGTCTTTTTCGAGTACATTAACTATATCTCTTAGGCTTAATCCTTCCAAGTATTCTCGAAAAATTCGTCTTACTACTTTCGCTTCTTTTTCAACGATAATCAATTTTCCTTCTTCGTTTTTAGTGTATCCTAAAAACCGCGTATGATTGACTTGTACTTTTCCTTCCTGATAGCGAAACTTTAATCCCAGTTTCACATTCTGCGATAAAGATTCCGATTCCTGCTGCGCCAAGGAAGCCATAATGGTAAGCAGTAATTCACCACTTGCCTCCATGGTATTGATGTTTTCCTTTTCAAAAATAATCGGTATCTTTTTATCCTTCAACTGTCTAACAAACCGTAAACAATCAATCGTATTTCGGGCAAATCGGCTGATGGACTTTGTAATAATCATATCCACTTTCCCGTTCATGCAATCTTGAATCATTTCGTTGAAACCGATACGCTTTTTCGTGCTTGTTCCCGATATGCCATCATCAGCATAAATCCCTGCAAACGTCCAACGCGGATTCCTTGAAATATACTCCGTATAATGTTGGACTTGTGTATCGTAGCTGGTAGCTTGTTCTTCCCTTTCAGTGCTGACACGACAATAGGCCGCTACTCGCAGCTTGGATTTCTCTTTATGTTTATCTGCCGTGTTTCCTAATATTTTTCTTGGTGGAATAATAGTAACGTTAGCAGTCACTGTTACACCTCCTTAATTTTACTATATGCATATGCGGCTTGTCGGTATGGATCATCATACTTCTTTTCTACTTTCTCCGACCGGTAATTTGTAATAAGCCTAAGTTCCTTAATTGGCCCGGGGCTTTTATAACGATGTTGCTTGACGGCAATTTCATTTCTTATAATCTGTACTTTTCTAAACAGGTGTTCATCTATAATCTGCGGATAAAACCCGTTTCCTAAATACACTTTCTTTTTAAGAATTTCCCCTGTACCGGGATGTTTCTTTTTTATACCGGATTTTTTGGCTGCTTCGGAAATGGATTTACACTCCGAATAGTAACGAAAAAACGATCTTATTTCTTGTGCTGCCGCTTCATCAATAACAGCTTCCCCTGCAACTATTTGATATCCATAAGGGATATGTGCCATTTTCTATCACCTCTTCTTCTAATTCTAAGCCGCATTTTAAAATAAAAATAAAATTCGTCCGGCTTTTTATCACTATGCCGTCTACAAATTCCAAAAAATCTTCATCCTTAAATACTGTAAATGGTTCCGCTTTACCGACAAACCGTTGAAGTTTTTGTGCTTCATTTACATGTATTAAATTGCTGTTTAACCTGTTGGAAAAACGCTGTTTTTCTTTAGTGCAAGCTTCTATTTCCGCTTTTAGCCGATTACTTTCTTGGTAATAGGGAACCATCTCAATATATCCGCGGCCCCACAGTTGGGTAAGGACGTAATTCTGTTCTTGTAACTTAATGCGTCTTTCTTCCGAATCGATAACTTTTCGTAACCGTTCTTCATTATTCCCTCCTCGCAGACTTTCTATAAAAGGAGTTAATACTTGAAGATGTCCCACTTTAAGTTTATTAAGCATTTGTAGGAACGTAATTTTAAGAAGACTTTCCTGCACGCACTTCAACGAACACGCCTGCGTATCTGTGAGATGGGTTGTGCAAGCCCATATGCTATACGCCTTATGTTGTTTATAAATTATTCTTCTTCGCCACTTACCGCTACACTCCCCGCAACGAATTTTCCCTGAAAACGCATACCGCTTGTGATACTTTTCGTCACCGCGCACTATGTTATTTTCTTTTCTACGCAGTGCCATAAGTTCTTTTACCCGAGCAAACGTTTCATGACTGACAATTGCTTCATGATGGTTTTCCATTTTATATAGACTTTTTTCACCGTGGTTACGGTGCCGATTAAAATTATTGTCCGTATACGTTTTTTGAAATATGGCATCCCCTGTGTATTTTTCATTATGTAAAACAGCATTTATGACACTTGCATGCCACTTACCGCCTTTTTTTGACGGAATTTTTCTCGCATTCAATACATTGGCTATCGTATACACACCTTTTCCTTGCAGTGCCATGGCAAAAATATCTTGTACCACTGCGGCTTCTGTAGGGACTATAATCATTTTTCCGTTCTCGTTTTTATAGCCGTACGCCGGAACCGAAATGATGTAATTCCCGTTTTCAAACCGTTTTTGAATAGACCACGTATTATTTTCTGAAATAGATCTCGATTCACTTTCCGCAATAGAACTCAAAATGGAAAGCATAAGTTCCGATTTCATGTGTGCCGTATCAATGTTTTCTTTTTCAAAATAAAGTTGGACACCCCAATGCATCAACTTTCTAACCATTTCAAGGCAGTCAACCGTATTTCTTGCAAACCGACTAATGGACTTGGTAATAATCCTGTCAATCTTTCCCTGTTCACAATCTTTAAGTAGTTGTTGAAGGCCTTTTCTTTTATCTGTTTTTGTACCGCTGATACCATCATCCACGTAAAGTCCTGCATATTCCATATAAGGATTGGATTTGATGTAATTTTCGTAGTGTTCCTTTTGCACTTCCAAACTAAGAAACTGTTCTTCACTATCGGAAGAAACTCTCGCATAAGCCGCCACCCGTATTTTTCTAAAAGGGTCAGCCGTCTTTCCGGCTTCTATTTTTAATATTCTTTTCATTCTTTCACCCCCCATTCTTTCTGTTCTATACATCACTCTAAACATAGTATTTATCAAGCTTTTAATCCATTAGTTCCCGATAAAACGCCGCAAAGTCTTCCCTATTAAGCCGACTTATTTGTTCTTTTTCCTTCCCGGTAATAAACCCCTTTTGTAAAAGCGACACCATAAGTTTTTCGGCTATCTCAAAAGAAAAATCCGCCTGCATGTTATCTTTCGTCCACCTTCTTGCTTTATCCGCAGTCGGGGACGCCTCTTTAATGCTCCTCATAATGCTCACCTCTAAACCGATGTTCGATATAACAATCATGGCAACAATATTTTCTTGTCTGCTTGCCGTAAGCGGTAAATGAACGTTTGCAGTTAAGACAAATGTACTCATAATTTGCTTTTCTTTTTACCAACTGCCTATGTGTATTCCACCAGGCATTTCTGCAAAAATCGGAACAAAAACGTTTTTCTTTTCTCCCTTTATTTTGCTTTATCGGTTTTGAACAATATTCGCATACCGCTATCCGATTTTTCATCGCCTGAACGCCGCCTAAACGGTTACGCTTACAGTAACTCTTAATCGTATTAACGGAAATATTCATGCGCTTTGCAATTTGTATATAACTAAGACCTGCCGTTCTCAGTATCTTGATGTTTCCTTGTTCTTCTATAGTCATAAAAATTCCACCTCCTATTATGTAGCCGTGGAAAGGAATAAAATCTGACGGTTTTTAATCTTTTTTATAAAATTCGCATTCATACCCGTCCGCCCTCAAAAGTAAGCCTTCCGCCCAAGACGGCGTTTTCCCCATCTGCTCGCATACGGTTTGTACCTTCGCCCGCCTATCGGCTTCTATAATAATTTCATCATGCACATGTGCTACGATCGGATACCGACTTACGGTTTGCATCGCATAAAGCAAAATGTCCCGGGCGATACCTTGCGTAATATTTTCCACAAATTTAGAACCGTAGCTTTCCTGCCTCTCCCATTTTTTCGTTACCCCTACCCCTTCATAGGTAACGGAACGCCCTCCGTATTTATTCGCTTCCATTCTTGGTTTCACATACGCCAACCGCCTTTTAGACGGAAGTTCTATAAACAGAAATCCGCTCTTATAGGTAAATACGAGAGTATGTATTTTAACCGTTCCTCGTTCGTATACACATCGTTTTACCGCTCTATCCACATCCCGCCAAAGAGAAACGATATGCGGATTGGCGGCTCGCCAGGCATTGACAAGCGGTTGCAATTCCTCCTCATTAAGGCCCATATCAAGTGCTCCCATAGCTTTAAGCGCACCGACCGCCCCACCGTATCCAAGTGCCAGTTCCGCTATTTTCCCTTTCTGCCGTAAATACCCGTTCACTCCGTGCTTTTCTACCGGTACACCGAACATTCGCGATGCGGAAGAGCAGTAAATGTCTTTTCCTTCCGCAAAAACCTTCATCCGCCAAGTTTCCCCCGCAAGCCATGCCAATACGCGGGCTTCAATAGCGGAAAAATCCGCCACAATAAACTTACGCCCCGAGCGTGGAACAAACGCAGTACGGATAAGTTGAGATAAAGTATCGGGAATATCTTCATACAACATCACCAACGCCTCCAAATTTTCTCGCTTAACCAAGTCTCTCGCTTCTTTTAAATCGGGCAAACGGTTCTGCGGCAAATTTTGTAACTGCACCAGTCTTCCTGCAAATCTTCCGGTACGGACGGCTCCATAAAAACGAAACATGCCGCGTTCTCTACTATCACGACAAGCTGCATTTTTCATTGCCGTATACTTTTTCACCGAAGATTTGGCAAGTTTCTGCCGTAAAAGCAACACTTCCGACAGTTCTTTGCCTGCTGTCTTCAATGCGTTAGCTACTTCTTTTTTACCAAGAGACTCCATAGAAAGACCATGTTCCTGTAACCACGCCCGCATTTGTAGCACGGAATTCGGATTATGAATACCCGTAAGAGCGGACAGTTCCTTCATCAAATAGGATTTGACATCCCTATCCAGTTTAATTGCCGATGCTACTAAAAGAGGATCTATCGCGATTCCTCGGTCATTAACAGATTGATCGAGATAAAATTCGTTCCATAAAAACTCAGGTACGGGAAATAGGGAAAGCTTTCTCTGTATCCCCAGCTCCACTTCCACATCCCGTTTATTATAGAATTTAAACAACTCCCACTTCTCTTTATCATGATAATAATAATTCCTTGTCCTACCGCCATTTGTTTTCGTGGGATTACAAGGCACACAAAAATATTTAATAAGAGATTTTCCCGCCGACAGTTTTTGTTTATCCAACCCCAAAATTGCGCCCACTCCTTCCAAGGACATGGGTAGCCCCAACGTAGCAGACCAAATCATCGTGCATTTCCAGGACTGCGGATGTAAAAACGACATTTCGTCACCCGTTTCATTCGGCGCATCAAGAATAATCCCTTTATCCCGCAAATACCGGGATAAGCATATCCGTTCAAATTGTGCATTAAATGCCCATTTTGTCACAGTTTCATCCGTTAATGCCGCTAAAATATCCGGCGGAACGCTTTCCCCTTGCGCGATATCAACCACCCTAACTTCACTGCCGTCCGCACTGTAAGCCAAAAGAAGAATCTCGAAATCATCCGCCTCCGCATATTTATAGACCCCACATTTTTTTAAATCTACGGAAGAAAAAGTCTCCAAGTCCAACGATAAGCTCTGTATATTTGCCATATATCTATACCTCCTGTAAAGATAAAGGTGACAGAAGCCTGCCACCTTTTCTTCCCTTTCTTTTCCTTTCTTACTATGCTTTTCTTCCTAACCGCTTTTTAATATCGATGTAAAGATTCACCCCCGTTTTAATAATAAATTCTACCAAGAGCACGCCTACAAAAATGCTGAAAAAACTGAAAATAACAGTATTCATCATCCGTTCCTCAGGCTAAAAAGTCATCATCTTCCACGGTTGTAAAATCATCAGTGGCGGAATCTCTGCCGCCCAACGGTTCGCCGTCACGAATTTTTTGTATATTGCCCAATCCGCATGCGATTCCTTTGTTTCCGCCGGAGTTAAACGCATAAAACGAAATCGATACCCGCGCATAACAACCGGAATACACTTCCTTTCTATCCATAATAGGCTTTACCGACCGATCTACAATCTGCGGTGGCGTAAAGGAATTGGCATTAATAAAATAATGCCCTTTATACGCTTCGTCCTCCCGCTCCGTATCACCATCCCGCAAAGGTAATTTAAGCATATTTTTATGCGGTTTCTTGCCGCCGAATTTTCCTATTCCTTCCGCAATCGCCGCGTCCACCGCTTTTTCAATAGCGTCCAACGTTTCTTTATCATCCTTGGGAATTAAAAGCGATACACTGTATCTTTCGGGACCTCCGTTAACGGATTTAGGTTCCCAACCGTTAAAATAGGATAACCGCGTGTTTTTACCTGTAATTACCTTGGTATTGTTTGCTTTTGTCATATTATATTTCCTCCTGTTTAAATTCGTTATTTACCGATAACCTATTGACTTGTATTCGTTTGTCCGTTTCCGGCACAAGTGTTAGTTTTCCGGGCGATTTACTAATCAGTCCGCCCAGTATTTCTTCAAATTTCTTCTTTCCCATCAGCTTTTGCATGGCCGTCATCGAAATAAGACGCGTTTGAAAAATATCCGTGTAGCCGTGGGATTGTGCTTGTGCAATCACTGCCGTTTCATCTTTATACTTACGAACGCTTCTGCCTTCCACCACCTTAAACCCTCGCCATTCTTTACCGTGATGAATAGCCGCCTCCGCAGCATAAGAAAACACATCTTCCGCCCATTTCGTAAGCATCGGGAGCGTCTTTAAAACGTCTTCTATCTCACGATCGGTAAGAAGAGAAGGCGGTTTGAACTCAAGTTCCGCAAGGCGCATGTTTTCTTCCGCACGTTTCCTGCATACGGCCTTTGCCCTGCAAAACCTGCACCAGACTCCTGCCGCAAATTCGCCTTTACCGCGTATTGCCTGTTCCGCTTTCGGTTTCAGTACTCCTTCCGCCCACGTCAATAACTCCGCTACGGAAAGAGTATACTCGGATACATTATCTCTTCGCGGTTGAAAAATTGTCATCACCACCTCCTTTATGTCGTATAACGCGTTGTACATCTCCAACGCTCCCAAGGCGTAACATTTCATCTGCGGATTTTCATAGGCATCCACAAGCACACCTTGACCATACTTAAAATCTATAATCTGAAGGATATTATCGCTTACGATAATACAATCCGCCGTGCCGAAACCGTCTTTAACATAGGCGGAAAAATCCACCTTCTGTTCAATAAGCAGAAGCGGATCCCGACACCTTACTTTTGCCTGCTCATACCGTTCCAGAACAAATTCCGCATACGCATCACTACATTCTTGCATTTCCGCCGTATCCGCCTCCGATACCGGCTTGGTACATCTTTCACCGATCGCCTTTTTTATCTTATATTCACAAAGGGCATGTGCCGCTGTACCTTCCTCGGCGGCACTCGACGATTGGTTTGTAAATGATTCTTCCAAAACCGCGCTGGGCGTACATTGAAGCCATCGGTGCGCGGAGGACGGGGAAAGTAACGCATGATCAGACACGTTTCAGTTCCTCCGCCGCTTTAAGAAGATCGGCATAGTTACTTTCCTCAACCTCCGAAAGTTTATTTGCCCCAAACTTCATAATAAGCGCTTTTACTTGTGCGGTTTTACCGTTCCGACTCAATACGGCAAGGCAGGCTCTTACTTCTTCAAGGCTTACCTTTTTCGTTTCAGTCACCGGTTTTGATGACGGCTTCCGTGTTGTGTCACATGTAAACTCTTTCAGGTGACCAATCAATGATTCCAAATCGCCGATTATCTTTTGTACCGTGTTTTCATTCATTCTTATTCTCCTTTCTTGTTTTGAACCACGATTTCATCAATTCGATTGCCGGGTATAAAAACCATAATGGCTTCTTTCTTTCCAAGGAAAAAGCGAATGATTTTTTCTCTTACCCCAATAGATTTACAACTTACCACCCCGTCATCCTTCGGCTTTTTTGAAACACTTATAACAAGCTGTTGTTTCATATGCGTCCTCCTTTCTAAAAGGACTTCCATGTCCTTCTATATAGTAGCCGTGAGAAACCAGATAATCTGACGCTTTTTCTAAAAAAAATATAAAAAAATAAAAAAATCCCGAGGACTGCTCTGTACCGCAACAATCCTCGGGTTTATACCTCTCCTACAATAAATCTCTATCGCTTTTTAACCTGTCTTAAAAAGTCATTTTAAAATCACACCGCCCGTCAACACAATGGCCAATATGGCATACATATCCCGCTGTCTTTCAGCAACTTTCCTTTTGTGTTTTGCCGCTTTAATGTCCTCGCTTAGCTTCTTCAAGGATTTTTCGTTCTTTTGCAACATCTTGTCTGCCTGTTCTAACGAGAGTTCTGCTCTGCTCAATTTTTCTTTCGTTATTTTCAATTCCTTTTTGGACTTTTCTAATTCCCTGTTGGCCGCGATCAATTCTTTTTTCTGCATTGTCGATGTGTTTTGTAGCGCTGTCAAGTTGAGATCCAGCGCATTTAATATACTTTCTTGCTTGTCGATTGTTTTCTGTAATGCTATGTATTGTGCTTTCGATAGGGATATGTTGGTGGTAGCTGCTTGCGATATACAAGGCGCAAAAAATAATGATGCCGCCAATAATACTGTAGATAATTTTTTTATTAGACTCATTCATACTAACCTCCTCAAATTATGTGATTAAGTGCTTGTTGGCACTCCATTTTAAACCGTTGATTCAGGTTTTCTTTATATGCTCCATGATTCCATTCATAAGAAGAGCATACCTGCAAGTAAATGGCTTTAATTAAATCTTTATCGAATTTTCTATCGTCTATATAACTTAAATTTTGGTACCCCATATACTTGCAAGCCTCTAAAAACATTTTACTTATACGATACGGACCGTACTGTACGGCACGGCTCCACACGACATCTTTTAGAATTTCCGCATGTTTTTCTATATGGAAGTTATTTGCGAACAAAGATTTTATCGCTATATCGTAAAATTTAGATTTTATATACTCATGTTGCGACGTAGAAAAATCTTTCGTATTGGTTTGTGCCAGCCACTTCCAAGCAGCGTCAAAATCTTTAGAGCATAGCTGATATTTTCTTAGTTCTTTTCCGAACCAGTATCCTCTTTGAATCAGCCATGTACAATAATCCTGCAAAGTTCCCGGTTTACTTGCAAATTGATACATACCGTAGCTTTTTCCGCCGGCATCTCCGGGATTATTCGATATGCATCCGCAATTTCCATTGCTTTCGTATCTCGCACTCAAATCTCCTAACATTCTCTCCCTCCTTTATCCAATGTCATCGTCTCTTAACGGGGTTTCCCCCTCTTGGCTGTTGTATTTACTGTCTGTGTGATACTTCGCCCATGCGGCAGTTGCTAAAGCCGCTACGCTTCCCAGCCCCGTACCGATGGCCCCTATGCCGCTCCAGCAGCTCTCCAGCTCGAACTGCGTATGCCATAGCGCATTTGCCCAGTACCCGATAAGCCATGAGAGCAGCACCATAAGCAGAAAAGCCATAAGAATTAGACAGGTGCCTATTACCAGTGCGAGCCAATGGCATTCCGCCCACTGCCCGAACTGTTGCACTTTATCCCTCATGGTTTAGCCCTTTTTGCAGATCATCGATCCGCTTATGCGCCGATTTTACGCTCGATTCCGTTTTGGCAATGCGCACGGATAGCTCCTGCCGCTTACCGTCCATTTCCCGTATCTGCACTTTTAACTCTTTCACGGCATCCTGTAAAGCTTGGATTGCCATGTACAGGGGGTTAAGTACGGCGTACCTGAAAATAACCCCCAGCACGCCACTTACTACACACGCCGTGCTAATAAGTTCTAAAATATTCATTATATCCACTCCTTTTTAGGCATAAAAAAAGCACTCTTGCGAGTGCACCCGATAACTATATCTATATTTTTATCGAAATCATACATAAAAGAAAAACCTCCGCCGCCGAAATGCTTATGTCTTTTTGGCTTTACTACGACGCTCCTCGATAACACGTTTTATAAATTTCCGCCAGGATAACACACTTTTAGGACCGTCATGTTCTACATCTTCCGGTGCAAGTTTTATATCCGCCACCGTCTTATGTTCCGCTTTAGTAAGAGGCACCGTATTCGGAATAAGCCCGCTTACATCTATTATAACAAGATGTGTATCCAAATCACCGAGCTGTCCCACAAGCTCTTGATACTCCAGTAAAGGTAATGTACCTGTACCGGAAGTTATGGACAAGGTTCCACCATCCAAGTATACTTGCTGCTCTATATGTGATAGAACGGGCGCAATCCCGGAGGCGGAGTCATAATCGGGATCATCAAAAAGACTGCGGTTAGGGGTATAACAATTAAGCAGTGTACCGGCCACAGCTAAGCGCTCTACCGGATACTTACGATTTACGGGTATAAGGTTTTCTTTTCTAATATTTGTGCACCACACATTAGGCGCCGGATTAATAAGACCGTCATAAGATCTTTTATTATACCGTCCTTTCGGATGGTTGCTATACGTATCCAAGACCTGCATGTAATCATACCGACTATCATATACCGTATCATAGACATTTTGTAAAGCTGAAGGGTTGGGCGCATGCGCAAGCGTATACCTGCATATGCCTGCCCACGCATCCCATAGTAGCGGGGGGCGTCCATATAAAGTAAGGCCATAATGCTGTCTGCGTACATAGTCGGGCAAAAAAATTCTCCTGAGGCGCATAAGAACATCATGCCGATTAGCCCTTAACCTCGGATACTTTTCCTGTTTTCCGACGCCGGACGAGGATTCCTCAGTACCATAGCAGTGCCCCGGCTGAAAGTATTCGGGGGTCCATTCCTCATGTAGGGGAAAAACTCCGGAGAGCCAAGAGCTATCCCAATTATTACTATCCGGAGGAATCATATAATCGAAAAAATATATCCCCGAATCGCCCCGTTCAAAGCTGTGCAACAACTCATCAATAGCATCGCTATTAAATTTACGCGCCACATCACGGTGACGTACCGTAAAGTACCACAGCCACATAACTCTGGGCGCCCTTTCATCAGATACTTTCGGGTCGGGGACAGGGATACCTTGCGGATCTCCCAAATCCATCTTGGATCCCGTTAACAAATACTGTGCCGATAAAGATACCGCTACCACCGGCGGCGTCGACATATCACGCACGGCAAAACTAACATAAACGTATACTTCCTCTGTTTCTTCACCCCAACGCCAGGTATCAAGAGATGTACCTATATTATGGGGCGGTCTATGCCCCGCAAAAAGACTGCCAATATACGCCGGTATGCCCAATGCCTTTATGGCCGCTATACATTGTGGCGGAGATATAGGCCCCCATCTACGATGTTCATCATTTTCGCTTTTCGTAGCCCCATACAGGCCAAACCCAAAAGGTGGGGTATCACGCCCCAAGAAGGCACTTTCTGTATAGTCGCCCAAAGGGGTAACTTTAATACGCCAATTTCGTAAATGTACAAGATTATCATAGGTGTTGCCAATATTGACCGTATTCTTATCGTTTATAATTTGTAATAGCTTTTGCATTAATATTCCCCCACTATGAGAAATCCCGCTCCTCGGACATACTTGTCCTCCACGTCAACTGTATCCTCACTCCAAAATCGGTTCTTCGTCCATCCGTCAGGGGGCATAAACCAATATTCCAAGCTCATGGAACCATTATAAACCGCCCATGTAGGTACCTCGGGCCCTCCCGGTGTATGATCAAACATGTTATTAAGGGCAAGCATCCATGACCAAGGGCAATCCCACCAATACGCGATGCCGTTATCCAAGGCGGAGGCGTATAAATCCGTACCTACAGGTTGTACCCACAAATGCGCTCCCGGTGTAGGATCAATAGCAATAAATCCGGCTCGGTACTGGTTATAGCCAATACTTCCCTCCCGCGCTATCTTATCAAAGTGCTTTTCCTCTTCCGGGTCCCATGTGCCGCCATGTTCGGTAATAAGCTTTTTAAAATCTTCCATACCGCGCTTATAGGTAGACGTATCTTGTATGTTAACGGGATTACCGTAAACCGTTTGCGGTTCATATCCAAAGGCGACAGCAAATTTATCGATTATCCGCACATTGCTTCGCGATGGTGCCATACGTTTAGTACCCTGCTCATCATACGTTTCAAATCCGGCAGTCATTCATTCCACACTCCCATCCTCACACGCAAATTGTTATTATCATCATATATTAAAATGCAGTTATCCCGTATTTCCATTCTTGCCCCCGTTGATTTAGTACGTAAGACACCTATATTGGCCGTAATACTGCTTAAGTCTTTTACGTCCAGCTTATCGCCGGTGATGGCGCCGGCTTGTATCATGCCTTTGGTGATAACATCCTTATCTATCACCGTATCTCCCGTGATGTGCACTTGTTTTCCCGATAGCGTCACGCCCTGCAGCCCCAGTGCTACTTCGCTCTTAACTTCCCCTTTAGATACTTTCAGTCCGATAGCGTCCTTAAGCTGGCTAATAGCGGTGTACTGGTCTTTTTTAAATCCTTCCAGGTCCCCAACTACTCGCGTTACTTCTTGTCGGGCTATCGTTGCCTTTGCGATTTCACCTTGTACGGCTTTATCTATCTTCGATAAAGTAATGGTTTCTTCTCCAATAAGGGCCGGATCAATGGTTTTACGTACCGTGGCAAGAACGGGTTCACTAGGCTCTCCCGCATTATTATACGTCCACCACCGCGCCTCCACGCTATATACCTTCGGCGGCAGCGGAATAAACACGCCTCTTCTTAGCTCTTTATACCCGGCCGTATATCTTTTGTTATCGATTTTAATGGTGCCGCGTATACATACCGCATGCTCTCCTTCAGCCCGTTTCAACGTAATACGTAACCCTCCGATTTCTTCACGTATCATTACAATCGGTGCCTTCGGTCGAATAATATGATAAGACGCACTACCGGCTGCACTCCATTGCCCCCATATATCGTGTGCGTATACATATATCATCCCGTCATTCGGTGCTCCAAGTATATTTTCATCTTTAAAATAAATATCGGTCGTTCGTCCGCAATAGCCATTTGACCCCGGTTCACCGGAGCTTCGTAATTCATAAAAATCAATATCTCCGTCTGCAGCTTCCCATTTCGTTACTTGCATAGGTATTTCGCCTATTGCCTCAAAGGTAGTCGTTACCGCCTTCGGTGCACCGGGTGCCGCTTGTACTCCCGTTACCGTGATCCGGGCATCGGGCTTTTTTACACTCCCTTGATGAATAACGGCAATCTCGTACGTAGCTCCTACCGTAACCATAGGTATGATCATCTGTCCGATGCCCTCTCCGGCACATAACCACTCACTCGCATTCATGCGATAATACACCGCCCCGGAAACGGTAGTAGGTTGCCAACGTACATGAAGGTCAAAATGAATGCGTCCGCGTGTGCCGCGACGAGCCAGTACGGCCGGCTTAACGTCATGAATGGCTACGGTTTCTATGTTCTCTTTTTTCTCTTTTGTTACCACACTGCATTGTGCATAATCACTCGTAAATCCATCCGCCATTGCGCAAACCCGTATATAGTATTGCGTAAAAGGAACCAGCCCTTTAAGGGTAATCCACATTTCCGGCGTGGTTGCATAATAGTGCCATGTCGTATCTTGTCCTCGCCGATAATATACGACATACTGCTCTGCCGCAAGTGTTCCTTTCGGCATGGACCAACTTATATGGATATTTCTTTTTTCTCCACCGGTCATATCATCGATGGCTTCTAACAAACCGGGTGCACGTAATGTACGCGGTAAGGGAGCATACGCTATAGTAGGATACCGTGACCAATCGGTGTCATATATGCTTGCGTCATATTCTATCGCCGTAAGGGTGATGGCATGTTCACCACTTTGTGTAATCTTCGTAATACGATAGGGCTTAATCTCTTGTGAAGACTCCGATAAAATGTAGCTGTCATAGGGTGACGGCATATCCGCTTCCGTATACGCGGGCGTAGGTATCCAGGCTCCCGTTAAATCCGCTTTTACCTTGCGTGTAACAAGCCCGCCGTCCGTACCGTGTATAACCGTAAGTGTATAGTATCGGTCTTGTACGTTCGGTACCTCTTTATCTAACCGTATCTCATCGGTAGCGGCTTTTACGACTCTCCCACTTGCCGCACCTAATTGCGCCGCCGTATGACTTACTCCGATGATATCTCCGTATTGACAGGCAAGTCCCGCCACATCGACTTCAAACGATACACTCTGCCGTTGGCGTTCATTCGTAGCTAAATAATACATCCCCTCACGGTATGCTTGACTGCGACCGGATACGCCGAACAACGTTACTTTCGCCGTATTATCGGGTAAACTTAAATCCGTAGCATACGCGGGGCTATATAACTTAATGAGCGTATTTTTATAATCGTTTTGCCGATCCGTATAGGTTATCTCTACCGCTCGTGCCCGTTCTTTGGCACTTGCAAAACTACCTGAGAAACTGTCTTTAAGAATTTGTCCTTCTCCAAAGATTTGGCACATAACCCCCGGTCTATCTACCGTAATCCCATATTGTGTTCCATAGCGAAGCAGTGCGGCATGTGCTGTTGCTGCGGCTTTACTTGCAGCGTCCCATCTCGTACCGGTGCCGTTAAAATAGGCGTCAAAGGAAAACCTGGCCTCTGTCCCTCCCTTGCCGTCCGATACTCGCTCATCGGCATAGTTTGCGGCACATACCCATTGTGCCCAATATTGTGAAAAGCATTCTTTCCTGCACCCTTCTACCACATATACGAGTTTACCTGTCCGTATGTCCTTTAATCGTCGACAGTGATGCAAAATATCATAGGCGGCCCATACCGGATTTCGCGCACTCTTTTGTACATATTGCTTTTTATCCCAATCGTATACCCAAACCAACATCCTTCGTTGTTTCCAGTTTACATCAGGCAATCCTCCCGATAACTGCCCCGTTGCTTTAATGCGTAATCCTACAAGGACTTTACCGGGATGTACTTTTGCTCCGTCATACTGATACGCCGTAAGCATAGACCATGTTACATAGGTGCTGTCTCGGGTGGAATGGCTGCGTGCGGTCGTAGTAAGTTTTACAGCATACCTTCCCGGAGGAAGTTTATCAGCGACGGTATACGTTTGTCGTACAGCACTCGTGCTGTTACCGCCTATACTCCATGCGCCTCCCTGTATCCACGTTCCGGTTGCGGTTCCGTCTGTTTCTATCCGTCGGTAAGAGGCATAAAAGGTTACGCTGCAAGCAGATAAATCGCCATTGTTCTCCATGTGGTATATTCCCTGCGGCGCTTCCACGGTAATATCTATCCGCTCCGCTTTATGGCTATCTGTACTGCGTACCAGCGGCGTTCCCGTGTCCATTTCCAAATCCACTCGTGTATCTTGCACGGTATCGGGAAAAAAAGAAATGGGCTTTTGATCGTTTTGCCCCGGTCTGGTTTCAATTTGTACGTCTTTAAAATGCTCAATAGGAGTATACCCGATCCGTATGCGATATATATCATCAACGATTCCCCACCCGCCACAGAGTAATAGATTAAGATACTGTACATCCTTATTACCTTCATGTACCGTATCCACATGGCTCATCAAAAGCTGCGGTGTCGGTATGCATTCGCCATACGTTTCACCAATCGGCATGCCTTCGGTACTACATAAACGAGGCAACTCCCATCCGTAACTGCTTTCTATATGACGGTCTTTAGAAGGCTGGTTGAGTTTAAATACACTGTTAATCACTTTACCGCCTACATACATTAACGCCCCATATACCAGGCTTTTACCAATCGTTCCGACGATTCCTCCCCAAGCCAGTCCCCGGACAAGTCCGCCAACCAATCCGCCAAGGGCTATGGAGGCAACAAATCCCAGCAGGTTCCCTAAAAATCCTGCTACATAAGGTGTTACGGCTACCATATCTCCCGCCTTCGGATATATAGACATCGGATCCGTACATGGCAATCCGTTCAGATATACCATTTTTCCTGTCAGGTCTTCCTCTATATAATCATATACCGTACCGCGGGTAACGGAATGATTGCTTATACGCCGCTGAAACGGTCGCAGTATGTTATCTATATATACGACCGTAACGCCAACTAATACGATCTCCTTTGTCATGTGTTCCTCCCTGTATAGTGATAATAGCCGGTAATCATCGGTGCATAAGGGGTAAGGGGACTAAGCACCGCCCCCGTATGAACGGTTGTATGCAACAATTTTCCCGGCCATATATATAAGCCGCAATGGTCCGTTCCTACCTGTATCAAATCATACGTTTCCGGTACCGCTACCGCTGTCCATACCCCCTCTACAAGCTCCTCCAATATATCCGGCACGTGATACCCCCGCATGGCATATATCGTTACTACTAATCCGTAACAATCCAACCCTTCCTCGGGATTACGACCGCCCGGCAGATAGGGCGTACCGATAAGTGTCTCGCCTATCATACACTGCTCATGCCTTCTTCCCCGCCAAACCGAGTAGGAACTTTACAGGTACTTGCCGTGTTACGACAAGGGGCTCCCTTAGGATCGGCGCCACATCGTACCGATCCATACCGATACGGACAAAAGTTTGAGGCGTAAGTCTGCGCGGGAAAACGGTTCGTATCCTCAGGGCCGGGTGCCAGGCGAAAAGAAATCCATTGATTGGTATACGATGTTTCGGCCACCGTATACCTATATTCCAATATCGGCTCCGGGCTGTTTAGCAAAGCCGCATTGGTTACATAAATGACGACGGTAGCATCGGTAAGCCCGTCATACTGCTGTAAAAAGCCTTGTAGTAATCCTTTGATATTACTAATGGATAAGGTGCATGTAGGTGCTTCCGCCCCCGATGTCGTCAATTCACTTACTTGAAACGGATAGGCCCGCCACCAGGCTCCCCGCCATGCAAGGTTTTCATTATTTTGTACGATTCGCAATACTTCATCCAATTTGGTATGCGTAAGTTCAACAAATGTCAAAAATGGGGATGCATACCCTAAGGTTGTCCCCGTAAGAAGTCCCGACGCCGCGGATGATACGTGCTCCATCTCTTACACCTCCTCAAAACAAAGGGTGACTTGCCACCCGCTCGGATAAAGACATTGCGATGTAAAATCCCCTACCATACGTACATGCGTTATTTCTCCGCTACCGGGATGCGTAAAGGAAAATATTTCATGCTGCCCTACTTTCATATAAAATCGCTCTAAAGAAGCAAAATCTTCATCCGATAAAAATCCCCAGGTATACGTCCAGGTACGTATACGCCGGGTATTACGAGGTCGCGTAATCTTATATCCGCCTTCCGTTGTCGCTGTAATGGTGCTATCCTTAACGGACAGTTTATACGAATCACCGCCACCGGTTGCATAAGGCACCAATGGCGGCGGTATGTTGATTGGAAATGCTAACATGTTACCCTCCTACTTGTTGACGTAATGCATCTAACGCACCGTCCTTATTTGCCATCAATTTATCCATGACAATGGTGTATATAGCCGCGCCCATTTTGGCATCCATATCGGTATGGGTCACCGTAGCGGGCACGCCGCTTTTATTAATAATCTGAATAACGGGCTGCATAACTTGCGTAGGCCCCGTCATGTTCCGTATAATGCCGGCTCCGATGGAGGCAAACGTCTGTGCATTAAGCGGTAATATGGCCTCGTTATGATGCCCTTCTCCAATGACCCCTACGGTCGGAGCCGTTACAATGCCACCGGTTGCAAATTTAGGAATACGACTATGCAATACTCCTGTGCCGATGCCTCCCAAAATACCTCCCGGCAGATACTCTTGCATACGATATACAGGCGATGGTTCCTGTCTTAGCCCCGGCATATTCCCAAAGATGGCGATTGCCGCTTTTGCCGCTACGATTTTTGCCATGATTTGCATGACCGTCCGTATCATCGTTTTTCCTACTTGGGATACCAATTCTTCGGTACTATGTATTTCCGTTCCCAGTTTTCCGAAACTATCGGCTAAGGATTCGCTAAACCGGGCGGCAATATCCGCCATCAGTCCCTGTGTCGTCCCGGCACTTTCCCGGCATAATTTCACGTACGTCTGTATGGCTTTTCCTCTATCTTGCCACGCCTCATACTGTTCACGACGCTTGCTGTGCAGTAGGCTGTCTACTCGTTTTCTGTCCCGCCTACCAATAGCAAAATCCAATTCTTGCTTATAGCTGTCCCGTTTTGCATCATCCAATTCCCGTAGAAGGGTTAAGGCTTTTACCGTGTATGTCTTATCAACAGCAAGCTCGGCTTCCTTATCATGGGCATATTGGGATAATGCGTGTAATTGCTCCTTACGTTCCGCCTCCAGTCTTGCCCGTTTATCGCGATACATCGCTTCGGCTAACGTGTTATAATTCCCCATAAGAGCGGCTTCCGCCCGAGCTGCATTCATCCTAAAATCCTGCCACCGTTTACGCCATGCCGTAGTTACTTTTTTGGTTTCTTCCTGTTGGTACTGCGTAAGTAGCTGCATAGCTTTACGGGTATCTATACCGGGATCCGTCTGTCCTAATTTATCTACCAACGCTTTTTTACGCAAAACTTCTGCGCTTACGGTTCCCATCTCTATTTCATACGCCGTACCGGTATGCTTTTGTACGGCTGCTTGTAATTCGTCTTCCAATTCTTTAAGCGATATCTTTGCTCGGTCTATCTCTTGCTGATGAACTGCCATATCTGTAGCTAAATCCATCTCCGGACCGGCTCCCACGCCGCCTTGTATCTTTGCGGCAAACCGTCGTGCATTACGAGCTTTTTGTATCTGAATCGCCCCAGTCTGTTCACTTCGTGTCGTATACCGATCGGCAATAGTAGCAAGCGCTCCCGGATCGGTAATACCTTGTGCTCGTATTCTCGCCAACGCTTTACGGTACTGCTCTCGTTCGTATCCGTCCGTTGTCAGTTCATGTACTTGATATAGTGCTTGCGTACGATAATCCGCCATAGATAACCCCTGCGATTTGGCAAACGCCGCCAAGCCGCGCTTACGTATTCCTAACCATTGACCGATACCGTATGCCCCGCTTTTGGGATTAACCGCGTCTGCACGTAATTGTTCCGTATTACCTCCTGATTCCGTCATATAGGAACCGATCAGACCTATGGCATAACGACTGTCTATGCCCGATTTTATCAGTATCTGATACACTTGTGCCGCAATTGATGTATCTTTAGGTTGCAAGGCCGCTTTATGTGCTCCGACGTTTTTCATCCCCGGTTGCTTACCTGCCGATAGGCGTGTAAGATCCGCCATTTGCCGTTCAAGATCAACGTGCATACTGCGGTCTTCGTCCGCCTTTACCTTTGCCAATGCGGCAGCATGCGCCTTTTTCGCATTTCGAATAGCCGTATCATCAACAGGCCTATACACGCTCACATGACCAACTTTATATTTACGTGCGTATGCTTTATCGTCGTTAGCTCGTAAGACCGTACCGTCTTCGCCCACCGTCATGCGGTGATTTCGGCCATCTGCACCTTTTACGCTATACGTATGAGCCCCCCGATAGGCCTGATCTTTTTTATATGCAGAATACATATACGCACCAGCCGCCACCGCTGCCGCGGCAACGCCCATCCAACCTCCTGCCAAAGCCCATACCATACCGGTTAGATTTCGAACCATACCGCCCGCACGTGCCAATACCCCCATAGACACCGTACCGGCCGATACCGCTTTAGCGCCGGTTGCCGTGTAAGCAACACCGGTCATGGCAACGGCTCTTGCTTCCTGTAGTGAGGCCGCCGTACCGGCTCGTTTACCGACGACAACCTGTTCACTTGCCGCAAGACTTGCCCGACCTATCGCCGTTTCAGTGGCCGCCGTACGGAGATTAGCCTCAGCCGCCGCCGTACTTGCAGCAATGCTCTGTGTTGCCGCACTACTCTTAATGATAGCTGCGGTCTGTGCGGCACGCCCTGCAGCCACTTCCGATTCGGCACTGCGAACGCCCGCCGCCGTCACCACTTCGCTATTTTCAACAGCAGCTGCATTAACTTCCCGAAAAGCCGCCGTCATCCGTGTACGTATGGCAAATGCCGATCGTTCCGCTGCAAGCCCGATACGGGTAAACGTTTCGGTTACGAATTTTTCAGACTCGGCCGCCGACATTTCCTCGGTTCGTGCCGTTGCCAACGCCTCCCGACGCTGCCGGGCATATCGGGCATTGCTGGCGGCGACGGATCGTCTGATTTGCATTTCTTGGGATCGTGTCAATCCCCCCGTTTCGGTCATACGGATAGTCGACGACGGTTTTATTCGTTGATAAATGTCTTGAACGGTCATTGCCGCTCGACGTACCGCTTTCAATGCTTCATATACCGCAATAAGTCGTACTGCCGATACGGTAATACTCCCTACGAGTGCTTTATGTTTCCCCAGCCACGCTGCCGTACCTTGTAAAAGCGACAGAAGGTCGTGAGATATACCGCCTACCAAAGGAGCCAACGCGGATCCTGCAGTAAGTTCCAATTGTTGAAGTTGTATCTTCATTACCTTGATATCTTGTAATACGTCATGCATTTCCTTGGGATCTATCCCGATCCCCTTAATCCCCGCCGTTCGTTTGGCCGCCTCGTCATATTCCAGGAGCGTCTTGGTTAACGCCATCCCTCGCACGCCCAGTGTTCGCAGGATATATTCTTGCCCTCTGCCTTCCGCTTGGGCCGAGCGATAACCTTTAGCCAACCTTTCCAGTTGTACATTCAGCGGTAATAATCGTCCCGTTGAATCGGTCATAGCTACACCGTATGCGGCTAATACCGCCCGAGACTGCGCTCCCGCCGTACTGTTCTCCATAAGGACTTTATCCATACGCATAATCGCCTTAGCCGCTTGCTCGACATCGCCTCCGGTAAGGGTTAGTATCCGACTCATTTTAACGGCTTCTTCCGTATTCATGCGATATTTTTGCGTAAGTTCATAAACGGCATTGCCCGCCGTCAATGCGCCTTGTACCATCGAGGTGAGTCCGAAGCATCCCGCCGTTACGGCCGTAAGTTTTCCCAGGCTTCCCATAAGCATGGACAACTTACCGTCCGCCGCTCCGACGGCATCGGTAAAGGCCGTTATGGGACGCGGCGAAAATCCCCTATTTATATAGCCTTCGGTCTTTTTTAATTCCTGTTGCAGCCCTTTACTGTCGGCGCCGATTTTGACTTCCAATTCCGTTACCGTTCGTCCCATACATTCACTTCCCTTTAAAGTTAAATTGCGTTAAAAAATCTGTTGTTTCTTCTTGTTTTGTCGATATGCGATGTGGATGCAATCCGTGATAGATCCCTTCATATACGTCTTTAAAAGAGAATTCTTTTCCCCCTTGTGCGCTTAGTAATATCGTAATATAATACGCCCATTTCCGATCCTGCCAACGTTCACGATACCTAAAGGCATCGATCATGGCATATACTTCCTGCGGTTGCAGTTCCTCTAAGGCTTGCGGCGTTAAGGAAAGCAGGCCGTAAGCAATCGGTTCAACCGCCCGGATCCATTCTTCTATGCCGGTGACGGGGACGCTTTCTTGGGTGTCGTTGCTTTCGTTTCCCCGTTCCTCGGAATAAAAAAACCGCTATCTAAATAGGCTTTAATAAGCATTGCGCTTATCGTATCCAAGGTTTCCGTTTCACACCACGTATCTATAAAATCGTATAATTCATTTTCTTCCCTTGGCGTATTATTTCCATGTAACCCATATCGCAAGGACGCCATAATAAAATCAATATTGGCCAAGGCTACTGCGTCATAGCCGGCAAGTACGATGGACAGTAACGATCTGCCCAGCTCTTTTTCCACTCGCCTCATATCTCCCAATGTATAATATAGTTCATAGGTCTTATCGCCTACGTGAATGGTGCTGCTGTGTTTCATATACTCTCCTCCTATGCCCCGGTAATGGTCAATTCATATGTCGTGGTGGCAAATCGTACACACACGGTATGCCCTTTTCCCTGTACATACTCTTTCGAGAATGCCAGGATTCCTTTTTTTAACGTATAGTCGACGAAAGGAGTCAGTAATCTCCCCGTTTGCGTATCTTCAATAACCCGTATCGTACTGTCTGCGGGGGTGACCTTAAAGGTCGTATCTCCCTGCACAACGGCGGCTGTCGTCGTATTGGTGATCGTAGCCGCCTCGGGTTCAATAATATCTGAAATCGGGCCGTATCCGGTAAAGGATATTTTAACCGTCTGCAATTCATTGGAAGCATTGGAGTCGGAAAACTCCGTCACGCTTGCCCATCCCTGCTGATAAGCGCCGGTTGCATATTCCAGTCGGATATATACTTGTTTGCCTTCTCTATATCCTTTCCGTACCGCTTGCAGTCCCATGTCTTGCAAAACCAACAGGCCGTCAAATTCAATCGACCAGGATTTCATTCCGGGTAACCCTTTCGCCCATCCGCCGGATGTTTTATCCGTTCCGTCCAGGCTTTCCGCTTTTTGTGTAATCGGAGTGTTTTTTTGCCCTCCCACTAAGGCCCAGACATCTTCACCCACTTTAATATATAGCAGCGTATCTTTTCCCGGTACGGCAAGTGAATCTGCCGGCATAACCGGCATCGTTTGTAAATATTGTTTATTTATCATCTGTTTTCCTCCTCTGTTACCATATATTCCATAACCAATCTCCCGTGATAAGCTCCCGTTCCGTTCGGATAAACTTCCGGCATGGTTTCATAAGAAGCAATCCGGGTATTGCCAATCTGCGTATATCCCTGTAACGGGAGTCTTCCGTGCGTAGTGAGATATACAATTTCCCCCAGTATCCTGCTGATTTCTTTCTTTCCCGGTTGATCGGACCATACATCGAGGACTTGACGTACGCGATGCAGCAACATCCCTTTCGTATCCGTGACCGGTTCGCCTGAAAAGTCCCCCAACCATATATACGGCATTTTTTCTTTCCCGCCGGGAATGCGGTCGTATACGGGTATTCCCACCAGTCCGTGTGACAATAGTTCATATAGCGCACGTTGTATTTCATTTAAGGGGATACTACGTGGTTCCAAAATATATCGCCTCCTTTATCCGCCTATCCGCTTTCGGTTGTACGATCCGCATGGCCGGCTGCATAAACGGTCTTGCCGCAATAGGCGGTACCACGGCTTTACTCATATACCAACCGTTTGCACCCGCTTGCAGTGCTTTTCGCTGAATCGGCGTAACCACCGCTCCTTTAGTGCCATATTCCATAAATCTTGCCACCGGATTGTAGGTATACACCCGACCGCTCTGCTGCGTTACGTGATACTGCAATGATTTCTTTAACTCCCCCGTACGATAAGGTGCCAGTTGCACCGCCAAAGTATACAGTTCCCGCGTACTGCGTTGTATCGCCCCGGAAATCTGTTGACGGGTTAGTTCTTCATAACGATTCAGATTCTTTACAGCCTGATACGAAGTGTCACTGATATGTATGACCAACAGGTTTTTCCCTTTAGCGATAACGAATCACCGCCTTGGTAGTGAAGGTAATGTACCCTTTTTGACTTTGATCCATGTGCAGCACTTCATAGGCCTGCGTACGATAGATAAGAAAATACACCGGTACCTGTACGACCGGTGTATCTCTTATGGTAAATCCCTGGGTAATGACTTGTCCTTCTCCCGTGCCCGTATCCAGTACGGTAAAATGCGGACGATGTACATACCCCCATACTTCTCCTATGCAACGATTGTCTATCGTTTCCTGTCCGCCCTGCCCGTCATCTTGCAGAATACGCGTATACAATTGCAGCCTTTCTCTAAACTCCTGACAAGCAATTCGTGTCTTTACTACGCTCACCCCGTTTCTTAAAATCCTACGTCCCTTTCTCCTGAAAGTAACGCCCGCAACGTTACAATCAACGCTTCATGATCGGCTTCATCCCGATGTTCATATAAATAGGCCGTGGCATACATCATCGCCATATCCAGCATCCGGGATGGTTCCGGGTTACTTGTACGCAGTATGTCCCGACATAATACCTCTGCGGTTTCCATAAGTTGCCGCAGTACGGTATCATCCTGCTCGCCGTCTACCCGTAAATAGGTTTTCATATCCGCCAATTGAATCATGTATGCCCCTTTTTATTTTCCCGTAGTGCCGCCGGTCCCCGTGCAGGTTAAAATCTGTACGGCCTCCGGTAAAACAAGTTTTCCGTCCACCCGTTCTTTGGCAACATAGGCAATCATCCCGTTACCGGCAAACAACTCCCGTAATTCCTGAAAACTGCGTACGCCTCGATCCCCGATATTATAATAGCTGTAATCGCCGAAAGCGATCGCATTTTTCGGTGCAAACGCACTGGTATATACCTTATATCCCAACAACGAGTCCGGTTCCCCCTGCTGATAGCTGGGCTGCCACATGTAGGCTCCGTTATTGTCTTTAAGCGTCCGTAATGAAGCTAAAGCGGTATCATGTAAAATAAATGCCGCCTTTTTTCGGTACGGACGTTTTAAGCCATACACCAACGCCAACATATCGTCCGCTTTAATCGCCGATACGCTTTTTCCTGCCGTACCGCCTTTCTTGGCATCAAAAAGACCTACGGGCTTACCGTTTCCGTCGCCGTTTAAGAAGGCGTCTTCTTCCGCATTGGCAATCGCTTTACCGAATTCCGTTATAATATAGCTTTCCAAATCAAAGGCGCTGTCATATAACAGTTCTTCCGTGATTTTAATGGCGACATGAAGTTTATGTGCATCCAGCAAGGTTTGTGCGAAGGTGGCATCGGTAAAGGTAAGACTTCCCCCTTCTTCAATCCAGGCTGCGGACGGTTTAGTGGCCGCAATATTGATTTTATGCTGTCCGCCGGTTGTAATCACCGTACCTAACGTACGCATAATGTTTTCTTCTTGAAGGACATCAATAAGCCGCCGATCATATTCTTCCGGTACCAAATACCCGCCATCGGCATCCACGCCTTCCTGTAATACGTCCTGTACCCGTTTAAAGTTACACCGTATAGCCTCCAGCATCGCCTTTTTATAAGTCTCGCCGGCACGCCCCCGTTTTTCCGCCGCTGCCTGTTTTTCCACTTCCCCGACTAACGGTTTGGTTGTTGCTTGTTTCATTTCACGTTCATAGGCATCCAGCGTTTCTTGACGTTTTATCTCTTTTCCTAATTCCTGTAAGGCGTTTTCCATCTTTGCGTATGCGGCATCATCTTCCGCACCGAGTACGCCGTCTTTACGGTGGGTGTCTAAAAATTGTTTCGCCTGATTCCACACGTTCATTCGTTGTTCTCTTAATTCTTGTACTGTCATCGTTATCCCTCCATGTATTGGTCTTGTAAGGCCTTCTTCAGTTTTTCCACCGATCGCCCTGTACGAATAGGCGTATACGGCGGTATTAATTTATTTCGTAAAATTTGCTGCACATGTTTTTCGGAATACATCATTTCATCGGTACCCGCTCCTTCCTGTTGCCATGCGTCTCCCCGGTGCACCATTTCATCGGCAAATCCCAAGGATATCGCTTTTTTGGCGTTCATCCAGGTTTCTTCATCCATCAGTTCGGATATTTCTTTACGCGCCAAGCCCGTTTTAAGTTCGTAGGCGTTCATAATGCTTTCTTTTACTTCCGTTAACAAATCGATCGCTTTTTGCATATCTCCCGTATCCCCCGAGGCGATGGTCATCGGGTTATGGATCATGAGCATGGAAACAGGAGTCATCCGTACGATACTCCCCGCCATCGCAATGACCGAAGCCGCCGAGGCGGCCAACCCGTCGATATGCACGGTCACCTGTCCGCTATAATCCAACAGCATGTTATATATTTGTGCGGCTGCAATGCAATCTCCACCCGGACTATGTAACCAAACGGTAATATCTCCCGTGCCGTTTTCCAATTCTTCTTTAAATATCTTGGGAGTAATTTCATCGCCCAGCCAGGATTCTTCCGCAATGACTCCCTGTAAAAATAACGTACGATGTGTCGTTTCTTCATCCGTATGTGTATTCCAATACCAAAATTTTTTCATACTACATTTCCTCCTTTCGCGATTCATAGGCTATTCCCGCTTGTGCCAACCGCGTCATTGATCCATTTACCAAGTACTCGTCTCCGCCTTCTTCCGTCGGGATTCTATCCAAATGTTCCAGTCTGCGAATATCATTGGCGCTCATCCAGCCGTTTTGTCTTCCGATGGCATATCCGTTCATTCGGCTTTCATAATCCCCTCGTAATAACCCATCCACGTTAAAGGCAATGCGATATTCTCGCCGTTCTTCTCTTGCTAAAAGGCTTCGTTCCAACGCTTGTTCCCACCTCGAAACCCAAGGTCCTAACGTATACTTTACAAATTCCAGCGATTGCTGCTCAATATTTGAAAAGCTGGATTTTTCCAAATCGCCGATCATATGTGGCGGTATCCTGAACATACGCGCAATTTCACTAAGCTGAAATTTTCTCGTTTCTAAAAATTGTGCTTCGTTCGGTGCAATAGAAACAGGTGTATACTTCATCCCTTCTTCCAAAACCGCCACTTTATTGGCATTTGCGCTACCGCCGAAGGTGGCATTCCAGCTTTCCCGTACCCGCTCGGGAGATTTTAATATACCGGGATGTTCCAGTACGCCGCCGGGAGTGGCACCGTTAGCAAAAAATTTTGCTCCGTATTCTTCACACGCCATAGCAATACCAAGAGAATTTTTCGCCATGGCAATGGGAGAGTACCCCACCCGTCCGTCAAATCCCAGTCCCGGAATATGCAGTACTTCTTTCGGCGATAACCGTACCGCCTCATTCCCTTTCCCTGTATTGCCGCCGCTATATTCATACCACAGTTTTCCGGCCTCATCCCGATCCACTCTCATTTTATTGGCCATAAGCGGATATATGGAAAGTACCTCTCCTTTCCCGTTTCGAATGATCTGGGCATAGGCGTTTCCCCATAACAGTATGTGTGTCATGAGTGTTTCTCTAAAGACAAAACTCGTCATTTCTTCGTTCGGTTCATCATGCAATAAAAAAAACAGCGGATGGTCTGCCGCTTTTTCTTTGGTACCTGTTTTTGTATACCGATATACATGTAAGGGTAACCCGGCAATAGACTCTGCTAAAATACGTATGCAAGCATACACCGCCGTAAGCTGCATAGCACTCCGTTCGGTAACTATTTTTCCCGCAGGGCTTCCCCCGTACACCGGTCTGAACGGACTTCCTTCCATGATATTCTTCGGTTTATCCCTCGTTAACCACCTAAATATAGATACCATATCTCCTCTCCTTTTATATAAACAAAATTCCTCGCTCATCATATACCGAAGCGGTATTATCATTTCCGCACCTAATGGCTCGATCCAGTGCCATAATCATAGCGATAGCGCCATCTATCTTTTCGGTAGATTTTTCTTTGTCCGCTTTAATATTTCCCGACGGATCCGTACGAATAAAAATGTTATCCATATTCCATCGCAGTACGGGATGCCCGCCATGGGCTATTTTTTCTTCCAATGTAAGTTTCATCAGTTCTTTCGTCGGCGGACTCATATCCTTAAAGCCTTGGCCGAAGGGAACAACCGTAAAACCCATCCCCTCTAAGTTCTGCACCATTTGTACGGCTCCCCAACGGTCAAAGGCGATTTCCCGTATGTTATACCGTTCGCCCAGCCGTTCAATAAATGTTTCAATAAAACCGTAATGCACCACGTTCCCTTCCGTAGTTTGAATGAACCCCTGTTTCTTCCACACATCATAGGGCACATGGTCTCGTTTTACCCGAAGGTCTACCGTTTCTTCCGGTATCCAAAAATAGGGTAAAATTTGATATTTATCCGTTTGTTCTTCCGGCGGAAATACCAGGACAAAAGCGGTAAGGTCAGTCGTAGCGGATAAATCAAGCCCTCCATAACATACCCGTCCCGCCAGTTCTTCCTCATTTACGGCAAACGCGCATTTATCCCACTTTTCCATCGGCATCCAACGAACGGATTGTTTCACCCACTGGTTTAACCGTAACTGTCTAAAGGAGTTCTCTTCTCCCGGATTTTGTCTGGCCGATTCAAAGGCCGCCTGTACCTTCTCCATTTGTACGGTCACGCCGAGCGAGGGATTGGCCTTCTTCCACACCTTAGGATCCGTCCAGTCGTCCGTTTCATCCGCTCCGTAAATGACCGGGTAAAAAGTGGGATCGATCTTTCTTCCCTCGAGGACATCGACAGCTTTTTGATGGGTTTCATAACAAATGCTGTGCGTATCCGTACCTGCCGTGGTAATAAGAAAATACAACGGCTGCATGCGCGCATCCCCGGATCCTTTGGTCATGACGTCAAAAAGTTTACGATTCGGCTGCGTATGAAGTTCATCAAACACCACCCCGTGTATATTAAAACCGTGCTTGGAGTACGCTTCCGCCGACAGCACTTGATAAAAGCTGTTAGTGGGAAGATACACCATCCGTTTTTGGGAAGCTAATATCTTTACCCTTCGATGTAATGCCGGGCACATTTTCACCATATCCGCCGCCACATCAAAAACAATCGCCGCCTGCTGCCGATCCGCCGCGCAGCCGTACACTTCCGCCCGTTCTTCATTATCCCCGCAGCATAAAAGTAAGGCCACTGCTGCAGCAAGCTCACTTTTACCCATCTTCTTCGGAATTTCAATATAGGCGGTATTAAACTGACGATATCCATTCGGTTTAACCACGCCGAACAAATCCCGGATGATTTGTTCCTGCCAAGGTAACAACGTAAAGGCTTTACCCGCCCATGTACCTTTCGTATGCGTTAAGCATTCGATAAAGCTTACCGCATAATCCGCCAGGTCTTTGTTATAAATCGAATCTTCCTTTTTAAATTTAGTGACTTCATAGGTTTCCACCGCCTTCCCTCCTTTCCGGCTTTTAAGGCATAAAAAAAGACGCCTCCTCTGCGCCCATTGCTTTATTTCTACGAGAAACAGAGCCGTAGGCTCTGAAACTCTTTTGTTCGTTTTTTCTTATTTTCTTGCCGCTTTGATGGCTTGGTAAGCTTTTTGAATGGCGGCGTTCAAGGTTTCGGCTTCCGCAAAAGTCTTAAATTCTTTGTCGTTAAGCTTGCCGTTTGTAACTTTCCAGAGTTCTTCGTGTGCCCGGTCGGCGCAGGTTTTCGCGGTTTGCGCAATGTCCAAAAGGTCAATGGCGGCGCTGATTTTTCCTTCCTTTGCTTTTTCCCTTGCTCTTTCTGCGTAGTGTTTGCATGCCTTCGTTTCAATTTCCAATTGCTTTAAGGTTTCTTTTTTCATCTTTTTTTTGCTCCTTTTCTTTTGTTTTTTATTTCTTTTGTTAGTATATATATCACTCTGAACGCACATAATAGCAAGTCTTTTCGAAGAAAAAATGTACTTATTTTTATGTTTTTTATAGCCTTAAAAGCCGCTACTCTTTACCGACTTTCACCCACGTATCCACTCCTAAAAGGAGGTGTAAACCGGAGCCGTTTTCCCACGAAACCAACAGGGATCCCATATCATCCACCCCCGTCACACGGCCTTCGGTTCCCGGCGGCGGTGCCTGCGGATCATCCATATAGACCAATACAATCTTCGTGCCTACGGGATAGGATTTTCGCAGGGCATTAATCTTTTCCGCACAAAGGCGTTTCATCCTTTTTCACCCCGTTTCTAAAAGCGGATGATCCTTCCAGCCGTTCCAAAAGTATCCGTCGGTCCTGCTTCCATTCCTTACCGATAAACCCCAGTCGCAACAGAAAGCATCGGAACGTGTACTTTTCATTGACAATTTCACGCTGTCCCTTATGTACCCGTTTTGCGTCCCGACTGAATATCCCCAGGGCTGTAATAAACCGGGTATAGGTTAGCCGATGCGCCATATCAATCGTACCGAACCAGGGAAATGTCACCATGTCCGCCGTTTCTTTAACGGGAAGGTCGCTAACACCCAAGGCTTTTTTTATCAATTCCCCTTTACCCTCAAGAATCTGCATAAGTTTTTCAATATCCACGGTCCCCTTCGGCAACATCACGGTAAATTCGTCCGCTCCTTCCGGTACCGGTTTTGCCGGTCGTATACCGTACGTATCGGCCAGTATCTCCCGAACTTCCCGTACCCTTTCGTCCGTATCCCCGCTGACCGTACCTTCTTTACTGACCGTAAAGGTATCTATTTTATAGGCCATATCCGGCATTCCCAAGTACTGCGATTTCATTCCCGTTATTTCTTCCAAGGCTTTAACCAGCGGTTTTCTCATGCCGCCTTTTAGTTCATATCGTAATTCCATCTATATACCTCCTTTAGGGTTTTCCTTGTGTATATATATCACTCTAAAGAAGGTATTTAGCAAGCGTTATCAGCATTTTTGATGGTAAAATTTTATTCTTTCCATAATAAAACACACACATGGCAGTGCTACACCATTTCCCCACATCTTATATTCAGCTGAATCAGAATATGGATTTTGTAGCCATTTGATGAGCTGCTTTCGACTTTTAGGCTTTGTCGCATGAGTGACGAGTTTGCGATGCGTTTCAAAAACATCTGTCCAAAAAATAATCTCTTCTTCTATCGGATTTTCGGTTTCAAGATGCTCACACCATGTATCGGGAAAGCCTTGCAATCTACCACACTCTTTAGGTGTTAAACGTCTAACTGCATAACGCCGATCTTCATCTATCATATTTACTACCGGAGGATCTTTATAGTCACTTGCAACAAGTGTGTTGGCCATTTCCTTTTTTGCCTCCGTATGGTAAGAACTCTTACTGGTAGAATAAACAATCGGTTGGTTATTACTGCCTATACCAAAGGTAGTAATAGTATCCGATGAGCTTTTATCCCGCATATGTTGACCGTGATTTTCAAACACAAGTGGCGGATGATTCCCCACACTTGCGGTGATTGTCCCAGTCTTATTTTCATATACATCCATTCGACTTCCGCCTTGATCGTTTAAACAGTATTGTTTGCTTGATTCACTAGGGCCTGTTTCAACATCTCCGGCAGTTCTTTGCCACGTTTTTCGGCACGTATTAAAATCCCCGCACAGGCTTTCTTGCTCAAATAATATTTTGGGGGCACGTTGTCCATTAAAATCTGCGACAAGAAAGATACGTCTTCTTTTCTGGGGAACTCCGAAGTATGAAGCATCAAGTACCCGCCATGAGAGAGAGAAATCTTCTGCCAAGATAAGTCCTGCGTTACTCCATTTTTCAGGTCGAGTAGCATTAAACGTATGTTCTTTGAGTCGACAGATTTCGTGAAGGACTTTCTCGAAGTCCGCTCCCTTGTTGGAAGAAAATGCACCTGGGACATTCTCCCAAACGATATATCTTGGTTTTTTCCCATTCGTTTTTCTCCTCATTTCTTTAATAATTCGTATAGCTTCATAAAACAAGTTCGAACGCGCTCCATCAAGGCCTGCCCGTTTACCCGCAATTGACATATCCTGACAAGGCGATCCGAAGGTAATAATATCAACCGGCTCTATCTCGTCACCTTTAAAATTAGAAATATCACCTAAATGAGTAACGTCAGGCAATCTTTTAGTCGTTACCCTAATAGGAAAGGGTTCAATTTCACTTGCCCATAAAGGTTGGATACCTGCCATCATGCCACCTAAGGGAAAGCCCCCGCTGCCGTCAAAAAGGCTCCCTAGCGTGAGTTTTTTACTCATGCTCATGTCGGTCTACCTCTTTAAAGGCATACGTGGTGCCGTCTCTATGCACACTAACCTCTTTATCACCGCCGACTTGCTCTATATACCGTTTGACAATCACATCGCAGTACTTTTCATCAAGCTCCATCATATAGCAACTACGATCCGTTTGCTCCGCGGCGATAAGGGTACTGCCGCTCCCTCCGAACGGATCTAAAATAACGGCATTCGTCATGCTGGAATTCTTTATCGGATACGCCAGCAGCGGAATCGGTTTCATGGTAGGATGCTCCGTATTTTTCTTGGTTTTATCGAACTCCCAAATGGTCGTTTCTTTTCTTCCGGCATACCAACGATGTTTTCCTTTTTTCTTCCACCCGTACAAACAAGGTTCATGCTGCCACTGATACGGACTTCTGCCCAATACCAACGACGGTTTCTTCCAAATGCAGCATCCCGATAAATACAGCCCCGCCTCCTGAAAGGCTTTTCTGAAATTCAATCCTTCCGTATCCGCATGAAACACATATATCGAGGCATCATCCGCCATCACCTGTTTAATATTCGTAAAGGCCTGTAACAAAAATTGAAAAAAGGCCCCCTCTTCCAAATGATCATTTTTAATCTTACCCGCCGCCCCTTCGTAATTCACATTATACGGAGGATCGGTAAGAACCAGATTCACTTTTTTATCCTCCAACAACGCCCGATAGGTTTCTTCTTTCGTCGCATCTCCGCAAATAAGACGATGGCGACCTAACCGCCATATATCCCCCGCCTTACTTATAGTCGGCTGTTGTAATTCTTTCTCTACATCAAAGTTATCTTCTTTTACCTCTTTATCCCCTTCAAAAAGGTCTGCAAGCTCGTCGTCCTCAAAGCCTAACAGCGACAGATTAAAATCGGCGCCTTCCAATTCTTCCAACTCAATTTTCAGCAAATCCCGATCCCAACCGGCATCAAGCGCCAACTTATTATCCGCAATGACATACGCTCTTCGTTGCGCCTCCGTTAAATAGTTTTCTTTAATACAGGGCACCTTCTTAAACCCCAGCCGCTGAGCCGCAACCAACCGACAATGCCCCGCCGTTACCACGTTATCTTCCGAAATAAGAATCGGATTTAAAAACCCGAACTCCTTAATGGAAGCCATTACTTTTTTTATTTGTTCTTCCGAATGCGTTCTGGAATTATTGACGTAGGGAATGATCTCCTCTATATCCCGCAATTCATATTGTAACAACTGATTTTTCATATCCCACACTTCTCCCATAAAAAAAAGACCCCGTCATTTCTTTTACTGACAGTGTCCCTTGCTATTGCAATACAACCGTTCTCTTTTTACATTTTCTTTCGTGCGACAAGCAATCGTTCCATCAAGTCGTTTTGAGGTGCCGCACCGTCAAATTCGGTGGTACAATTTTCTTTTACAATTTGAAAAATTTCATTCCACAGTCTCACGGCTTGATTCATATAGTTAATTCCGATATTAATAAATGGCGACGGGATCGGTTTTCCCGTAGTCGGATGACGAGATAAAAATCCCAGCTTGCTGGTAACTTCTTCACACTGAATCCAGCGGGCACTGCTCATGGCATACCGTTCAATAAGCGGTACGGGTACTTTTGCACTGACCCCTATCGTTTGCAGCCACTGCCAGGTTTCCGTAAAAATGTCCTTAGCTTGCAGCTGCGTTCCGTCTTTTTGTGTAGACGACAGAAATTCATGCGGCTGCGGCATCTCCGTTCCTTCCATTTCCGGTATATCCAGGATACTTAATTTTCTCCCGCCCGGATTTCCTTCCTTTGCTTTTTCCATAACGGCTTTTTTCTTTCTTCCCGCTCCGATTCGTCTGCCGCCTCGCCCGCCGATGTTATTCGATTTGCTCGGCATGCCCTAAATACCCCCTTTGATTACGCTTTTTTTGCGCGTGTGACCCCGCCTCGGCTTGGAATTGTTACCCCTGTAGAGATAACACTCCCCCCCCTCCGGGGTCAATGCGACTTTCCATTTCGATCCCCCAACTGACTATGAAGGATCATGTGACAGGATCTGCATAAACTCATTAAATTTACTTCCTCATGCGTTCCGCCCCGAGTAAGCGGTAAGATGTGATGTACTTCCGCAACGGGAGTAAGCTTCCCCTGTGCCAAACACCGTTCACAAAACGGGTGTACGCTTACATACCGTTTTCGAATCCGTTGCCACTGCCCGTTATATTTTCTCCGTATCACCGGGTCTCGTGTATATCTGTCATACATGCTCGCTACTTTTTTACGATGCTCTTCACAATATCTTTGTTCCGACAATCGCGGACAGCTCGGATATGCACACGGTTGTTTCGGCTTTCTCGGCATATCTATCCCCAACCCTCTTTCTTACATTCGTTCCATCCTAACAGTACCACAGACGGAAACTATAATTCTATACATTTTACTACAGATTACTATATACATTTTAACGAATTTTAATACACACCCGTTCAAGCAGATAACAACGCATATTTTAACGCACAGCTATCTTTTTATGTCCCTATTGACATACCGATAAAATCTTCGTTATACTGATAACAGATAGCTCTTTATTTTTTGTTTTACATATTTCATAATAGTGAATGGCCGCTTTAATAGAGCGGTCATTTGCTTTTCAGTCGCTCTCTCTTTTTCTTACGCTCGTTCTATCCTAACTGTACCACAGACGGGAACTATAATTCTATACATTTTACTATAGATTACTATATACATTTTAACGAATTTTAATACGTAATTATTCTGTAAAAGCCTTGAAGGACAATTTCTTCAAGGCTTTTTACGTATACTTCTTTCGTGCCGACTATACCCGTTGACCCGCTTTAATCTTTTTTAACGCCTTCCTATGTACCATAAAGCAATACTGAATGGAACGATTCATGTCGACGGCTATCTTCTCCCACGTTTCAAAGCAAAGGTATCTTTTTTCAAGAATGGTCTGTGCTTCTTTATTACTCAAGGAAAAAATCTCTCTTGCAATATCCCGCTTTAAATCAACGAGGGCATCAATGTCCCGATTGATTTCCTCTTGCAGGGCAACAATCTTTACTACCGTAGCTTCCAACCCGGACGTTGTACCGCCGGGACTCTTCGGCATATCCGACAACGTCGATGTCGCTTTGGTCGCCAACGCATTTAATCGATCCAGTTGCTCCAACTTCCCTGTAATCCTTTTATCGACATAAAAGGCTTGCTGCAAATATTCTTTTACGCTCATTCCGTTCCTCCTATACCGATTTTTAAGATATGGTCAGATTCGCTTTAACGGCATCTATCAATGCCGCCTGTGTCTTATTCTTATGGGCCAAGGCGTTCATGACGTCTTCATCAATCGTGCCTTTAGCCAACAGGTGATGAATAACTACGGTTTCTTTCTGTCCTTGCCGATATAACCTTGCGTTGGTTTGCTCGTACAACTCCAAGGACCACGTAAGCGAAAACCAAACCAATGTACACCCGCCGCTTTGAAGGTTTAACCCGTGGCCGGCGGCTGCCGGATGAATAACGGCGACCGGTATTTTTCTTTCATTCCAGTCGGCAATATCTTCTTTTGTTTTAATCTCCTGTACCGTAAAGCGTTTCTTAATCCGTTCCAAGTCATGCTTATACCAATATGCCACCAGTACCGGTTTACCGTTCGCTCCTTCAATGACCTCTTCCAAGGCATCCAGCTTTCTGTCATGAACGGGGATCATCCGTTTTTCTTCATCGTACACCGCACCGCTTGCCATTTGCAGGAGTTTATTGGACAGGGCCGCCGCATTAACGGCATCTATTTCTTTCCCCTTTACCGACACCGCCATCTCCCTCTTTAAGGTATCATACCGCTTTTGCTCCGTAGCCGACAAGGATACGTTAATTTTATTTATAATACGGTCGGGCATAGGAAGATAATCCGTAGCTTTCATAGCAATCGTAATATCGCCAATCTTTTTATAAATCGCCTCCTCCGCTCCCGCTTTCGGCTTATAGGAAAATACCATCTGCTGATTGCGTTTATCCGGAAGAAAATAGGTGTTTCTATACTGCGTAATATACCTGCCCAACCGCTCTCCTAAATCGAGTATTCTAAATTCCGCCCATAAATCCATCAGACCGTTGGAAGACGGCGTGCCCGTAAGCCCCACCACCCGTTTTACTTTCGGTCGTACTTTTAAAAGGGCTTTACTCCGTTTCGCCTGATAGGATTTAAACCCGGACAGTTCATCTATTACGACCATATCAAAGTGAAACGGCACCCCGCTTTTCGTAACCAACCAATCCACATTCTCCCGATTAATGATGTAGATATGCGCCGGGGTCCGTAAAGCTTGTAATCGTTTCTTCTCTCCGCCGGTTACTACCGAATAGGTTAAATGCTTTAAATGTTCCCATTTCCGTATTTCTTCGGGCCATGTGGTACTTGCCACCCTAAGCGGGGCAATAACGAGGGTGCGGGAAACCTCAAAGGAATCCAGCATCAGTTTTTTTATAGCGGTAAGGGTAATGACACTCTTACCTAACCCCATCTCCAACAAAATGGCCGAAACGGGATGGGCAATAATAAAATCGGTCGCATATTTTTGATACTCATGTGGTTTGTATCGCATGTAACACACCTCCAATCCGATCTTTATCATCCACTACAAAAACGGTAAACCCTAATGCCCGTAAATCGTTCATGCGTTTTACCTGCAAGGCTCTCGGCTTTTTGCCTTTCGCTTTAAGCTCCACGAACCCCGCCTTACCTCCCGGTAAAAGAATAAGCCTGTCCGGCAGTCCGTCAACGGAAGGGCTTACAAGCTTTACAGCCATACCTCCCATAGATTTAACGGCGCAAACCAATTTTCTTTCCGTTTCTTTTTCTCTCAAAACCCTATCACCCGCCTCTTTTACCGTTTCCATATGCTTTTTATCCGCACCGGTTCTCGGTATATCGTTCTTTTTTTACACACCATATTGACATCTTCTCTGTGACAATGACGGACAAGTGCCAAAAATTCCTATACGCGCGAATATACGCGTTACGCGCACGCTTGATATAGTAAATAACTATTTAGTCTAATATAGTATTTCATAAGTTGTCTGTCCGAATGTGTCCAACTCCCGTTATTTCTCCACAAAACGAACGGACAACCTGTGACATCCGGGACAACTATATGGCAAGTACCACCCTTTGTAGGCACTTGTCCCGAGGGAAGTTATCCGCTATTTCCGAGTGTATAGGCGTTGTTGCCCATATGGTCCGGTATACCCCCGTTTTCCGGTTTTCTCCCACTCTTTCACCCGTTTCATAATCGCCGATATGGCATAACTGTCCGCCGGCTTGATATCCTCTTTCGCCTTACCGAAACACTCGCACCATATTTCAATATTGGATACTTCCGTACGTCTAACCGTGCCTTTAGGACGGGCGGGATCATCCCAATCACGAAAATAATCTCGCCGCCTGTAAACATCCATACTATCCCACGTATCCGGTAAAAGCATATCCAGATATGCGCGTACAAGCCCTTCACGGTCGTCCTGCTGCATGGCGTCACGCTGTTCTTCCCGTGCCAGCGTTTCCAACGCGGGATCAAGATGAAGTTTTTCCCCCGCTTCGGCTAAAACCATAGCTTCCGCCCAAATCTGATCTACGATTTCTCCCGTCATTTCCCACGGCTTATATTTCCCGTTTCCGGATACCCGCACATTCCAAAACCGCCGGTTACCCGTAATATCTCTTAAATACCCGTTTTCTTCGTTCGTAGTACCGAAAAACACGCATTGTCTGGGATGGGGAATAACCCGTTTCCCGAAAGCCGCGCGATACTTATCGTCACTTCGTGAAACAAACGCTTTTACTTTATCTATATCGGCTTTTTTCATACCCGCCAATTCGCTGATTTCATGTATCCAATACCCCTGCAACTTTTCCGCCGCCGTCTTGTCGTTCATATCGGACAGGGTAAGGCTGTCTGAAAACCAATCCATACCGAGTTTGGCAATAAACGTGGATTTGCCGATTCCCTGCGCCCCGTTAAACACCGGCAAGTAATCAAACTTAATCCCCGGATGGTAAACGCGCATATACGCGGCGCACAGTGTCTTCCTGCAGACAGCGCGGATGTATTCGTTATCTTCCGCCCCGAGATAGTCGATAAAAAGCGTATCCACCCGTTTAATGCCGTCCCACGGAGGCAACTTTTCAAAGTAGCGTCGGATCGGATGATAGCTCCTGTCGTCCGTCACTTTAGTAATCGCAATATTGTAGTTCTGTTGCGAGAACGTGCCGTAATGGTCATCTATATAACAAATCAACTGCGCATCGTCGGCATCCCGCCAAAACTTCCCCGTATGCCGCCATGGCACATCGCCTTTAATTTCAAGACCGTCGGCCAGTTGATTAAAGACGATACTTTTAAGCTGCGGGTCGTTTTGTATGATAAGCTTTACGTTATACAACGAATTTTCCAACACCGCTCCCTTCGCTGTATACCGCAGTTGTTTCTGCCACTCCTCCTCGTCTGTAAACTCCGTTTCCGCCTCCTCAAAACGCTCGTTTGCCGCCTTGCGTTTTACCTCGTCAAGACTCATGGCAAATTCGGTCATTTTCTTAAAGGATTCTTTATCCTCCATACCTATAAATTTATGCCTGCGGACGATATCAAAAGCATTGCACAAGGTAAGATATGCCGGATCTTTAGCGTGATGAGAATACACGAATTTATCTTCAATAACTTCCACTCCCGCCACACTATGTGAGGATATCAAATGCCAGCGGTTTGCATTATCTGTCGGCTCATACACGTCCGACAGGAACCTTTCCAACGCGGTGTTTATCGGATAAAACGTACGATTAAACAGGCCTACCGCACCCTTTTTTGTAAGCGGCTCCTGTACTTTCCGCCGTTGTACCCGATTGGCGTTACTTTCCCGAGAAGATGTCGGAAGTCGAGTCGGATCCGTCCACTCCAGGTGGGCTGCAAGGATCGCGTCCGGATTAAGCGGCTCTTTTTCCACTTCTTTATATGTAAATATGCCGTTACGCGGCGTAGACGGCCAATACATGAGTTGATTCGGCAGGTACGAGCATTCGTCAAATTGATCAATCCCCAGCATAGCCGCTAAATATCGGGAAACCGCCACAAATTCTTCCGGTGTTACGTCCCGGGTTAACGGAAATACAATTCTGACTCTCGGTTTATCCGGCGTATGACTATGGGTCGTATACAGGAAAGAGGTATACGGCGCAATCGTTTCATACTTGGCGATAAAATCTTTAGCAATATGATCCCCATCCAAGGCCAGCATGGAACGGGATTCAACGCTGTCGACTTTCCGCCTGCCATGCGCTAAAATTCCCGCAACAAAACCGCCATGGTCCTTTGCAACCTCACGATCGGCTTTTCCCATTTTTGCATACTCCTCCGCCGACTCCGTTGTGCGAACGGGTACCTTTAGCCGTGCTTTTAAATCCTCGTAACGGATGGTTTTATTCACCCATTCTTTCGCCCGACGGCTATTTCCGTAAGCTACCGCAAAATCACGCATCTGCCATCGCCTCCAACTCTTTATCCGTAAAATACTTAATCGGCTGTCTACGTTTTTCGGCCACCCCGATTTCCACACGCATACCTTCCGTAATTGTTTCCCCGAACACCCACAATTCATTGCATTTTCCCAAAAGAACGATATCCATAAACATCGCATCTTTACGATGCTTTTGCTTACTATCTGTCATAAAAGGAAAGAGCAAATGCGGGGTTATGGGGATTGCGCCGTGCCGGTAGGCATAATCGGCATACCGGACAGCGCGTTGCACATTTTTTTCCTTCTCCCCCCGATAGGGTGCACAAATGTAGACTATAGGCTTAAAATTCGGGGTTGTTTCTAAATGTTTTTTATAAGACTTACTCATCTTTAGCCTCCTTATCTATCTTGGTTAAATACCATTCAAGCTGGCGTTTTCTAGCTTGGAAATCCGGTGTTGAGATAAGAAGACCTGCATCAATTTTCTGCAAACGATCAATTAGATACATTTGCCCTGATGTTAGATAAGGACGTATGCTTTGCCCTTTCTCAAGGCCGTTTATTTCTCTTACTTGTTTTGCAGGCATCCCCAAAACAAGACGGTTAATCATGTCGCACTCATTGCTGTAGTGATAAGCTTTCGGGTGATCATAAACAAGACTTATATTTTCTGTAAGAACCGGAAACATCTCTCTTGCAGACACAAGGGTTATTATGAAATCTTCCATCTTATTGAACTGCTTAATATAGAGTTCCTTGAACTTCATCGCTTTAGGACCTGTATAGCCCATTGCTAAAATGGTGAATCCATCTCTGGTTAGCAAGTAGCACGGAAGTTTTCGGCCTGTTGAATCCTTATAACTACTGAGCTCAAAGTTGAATTCAGTAAATTCTTTACTCAGCCCAGATTTGGGCTCAGTGATTGATTGAATATCACGTATTACATGAGAATGTCTTTTTTCAAAAAACTGTGCGATAAATCGGCTGTCTACTCTGGCGGTGTTGTTCTTGTCAGCCATAATGCCGTAATTATTCATTGGAATCATTGCCTGCATAGTGAACACCTCCCTTTAATGTCTGCGATAGCTCGCTAACTGAATATTGAAGTTCTTTGATTTGCTGATTTTGGATCTTGGCCATCAGCTCTAACTGTTCAATTCTTTTCTTGATTGTCATCTACATGACCTCCTTCGAATTATTGGAGGAGTTGGTTCCTCCTATGAAGTAGCCACGGCAGATGCCAAAATCTGACGCCTTTGAAATATTTTTTTTCAATTTTTGTTTGGCACGTTTAATTTTTTGCGTAATGTTATTAGCCATCCGCGCCACCGCCTTGTTATAATCCGCTTCCGTTGCAAATTCATCCCGATTAAGCATGGATGCGGCTTTTTCATTAATCGGAATACAATTAATATCAACGTCCATAAAAAGCTCCGCTACATCGGGCTTTAAAACGGCATAAACGAACCCTTCTACAGCCTCATAGTCTTCTACTTTCTCCCTATCAATTTCATCTTTAAAGAATATAGAGGGATCCGTAACATCTCTTATACGTAGTTCAAATTCCCCTATTTCTTCGCCATTTTCATCCCTGACGGGAGCAATAAACCCTTTATGTCGCTCCTGTTTATGCATGATGTTGTATTCCGGCCGATTATACTTTTCATCCACCAACTCTTGTGCCCTTACCCGAAATTTTTCTTCCGTGTCATCGGGAAGAAAGGCGATATCAAGCCAATTTCTAATTTCATCTACAGACAGTTCAAATGTTACAAAACGTTCATTGCAACGAATGCGAATACGAATTTTCATAAAAAATCCCTTTCCTTTCTGCTAATTGCAGTAGAGTAAAGGGATACAAAAAGAGTCGGCGCTCCGAATGAAGTACCGACTTTCTTGACGAAAAATAGCCATAGGAAACTAAAGGTACCCCATACAGCACCCTACGAAATAACTCCGTAGATGCCCTATGTTGTATCCCAATGCCCTATAGCTAATCAGGCTTTGCGATATGTAATTTTTTTGCGTGGCGCATTTCCACATTTTTTCGGTTGCACAAAATAACTACCCGTAATAAACGGGAATATTTTGCTACGATGTCTATCCCGCTTCACATTGCAGTCCATAAAAACAGGTAACTGTAATGATTGCGTAATCTTCTTTGATATTGTTTATTTGCATCACCCCTTTTTTTTTTTTTTTTTGGATGATTCATCATTTAAAAAGAATGACAACAATCAAATCTTCATCTTTCTTTTTGCATATTTTTTCTTTTCATTCGTCTGTTCTTGCATTACATTTTTTGGTAAAATGTGTGTATAAAAGATTGAATGTTTTTATCATCTTCCTGTCAATAACTCTATAGTTGACTACGCTATTTTCATAGGTGGATTAGAGTTACTAAAGAAGAAGATAGTTACTATTTTTTCAACAGGGGGTTATTTAAGATGGCTTCAGAAAAAACACCTTATCTTAGTGGCGGAATATTCTTTAATCTATTGATTGAATCCACTAAACATAAATTATGTGCTCGCGCAAAACGTAATGGCGATAAAGACCTATATAGCGACATTAATTTGATGGCTTCACTGATTACCGTAACTACCGGAGACGCATTTATTCCGAACGGAGATACATTTAAGAAAAACACAAGCGACTATAAACGATGCCTGATAAATAAATCTACATATCTTGACTTTGATAATGTGGCAAAACTTACTGCATTACACGATAAAGTGACTTCTAAAAATCCGGCTCTTTATGAAGAAATGAAAAATCTAGTAAGCAAATTTCTATCGGAATCACGATATATTTGGCTTGTTAAAGCTTTAATGGAAACAATTATGCAAGATCACACAATTTCTTTTGATACCGAGTTTGACATTTCAACTAAAAAAGCAATAAAAAAAGAGCAACTTAATAAAGTTACTCAAATAAACATCGATTGTTTTCTAATTAGTGTATGGGATTATATCTTGCAAAAGAAAAAAGATAATACGCTTGGACGATCTACGTTCGAGAATTGGTATAAACAATCTGCAACCAACAGTAAATGGAAATTTATTAATGAGAATATAGGCACAACAATTACTCAAAATATCGAGATTACAAGATTTGAAACACCTGTTTATAATGAAGAAAAAGCGACTGAATGTAGTAAAACTCCAGACATGAAAGAAGATAGCGAAATTTTTAACCCCGAGACAGATATACCTGTCGTTGAAGCTGATGATATAAGCAATGAGGAAAAACAGGCACCTAAACAAATAACCCAGACTATTAACAACCCTAAAATTGTCAATCAGTATGCAGATAAAATCTACAACATAGAACATGTAGATCATTTAGATTAGAGGTGTCTGTATGGGAAATGAATTAGAAAAAACCATCACTAATCAGTTGCCTGCCACAAGAGAAATAAACCAACAAGCTGAAAAACTCTACAACATAAATAATGTAGAGCACATGACTGTTGTAGCTTCACCACCAGTTCCTACTCTAGATAAAGGAATAGTTACGCCTACTGATGGCTTAATATGTGATTACTATAATCTTGTTGTAGACAGTTCTGTTGTTGATAGTGTTTTTGTAAAAGTAGATAAAAAAAGAGCCATAAAGGGCATTTACACAGAAGATGAATTACGAGACAAGTATGCCTCTTTATCCCTTGATGCAATTAAAGAGATTCAGCGATTCCCCATTCTTGTAGTACCTGAAGCCACAGAGTATTATGGCAGAGCTTCAGACGATCAATATGGGTACGTCGGCATAATAGAAAAAATTAGAAAAGATTCATGCGATATTGTTCTGAAATGCAAATTTGAGGATAAAAAACCAATCCCGCTAAAAAAGATTAGTGAATTTGCTTTTGAATTAGGTATCCAAAACATGGATCGAGCCGTAACCGAACTCAATCATACGCATTGGGCTATTAAACCTGTCAATCTCATTGAAGAATTAACAGAAGCAAAAATAGATTTTAAGGATGATATTTTTTAAGAGGTGTCTTTATGAAAAAAATACCCGCAATAATTAAATCGCTATGTATTAATAATGCTACATATAGCCTAACCCCTGTAACGATCACGCCTACTTTTATTAATTTCTTCTATGGAAATAACGGCTCCGGAAAATCTACCATTGCACAAACGCTTAAAACTAACGCCGAAATTATGGAGTGTAGCAACAAGCCCACACAAGATTACCAAATGCTGGTTTATAACGCCGAGTATATTAAATCCAATCTTGCACACTATGCCAATTTACCGGGAGTTTTCACATTCAACGAAGAAAACATTCAAATCCAAAATCAAATTGATTTGCTAATGAAAAAGAAAGAGGAACTACAAAAAATAAATACCAGCCTATTAACAACCCACAATACTAAAGAAGCCGAATTGCGTAAGAAAGAAGAACTTTTCCAAGAAAAATGCTGGTCTAAAACTCAAACCATTAGAGACACTTTCAAACAAACAATTATAGGAAAACAAAGAAAACTCTCTTTCTCATCCGAAGTACTCAAAGAACATATTCCCGTTAATCATGATTTTTCCCAACTAAAAAATCTGTATGACACTGCGTATTCTACAACTGCTGTAACCTTTCAAAAATTCGCCATTATCGAAAATACAGCCGTTTTAGATAGTATTGAGAATCTTAATTTACTTGAAAAAAAGATTATAAGTAGTTCCGAGACGCCATTTGCCGCCTTTATTAAAGCGATGAACAATACCGCTTGGGTAAAACAAGGAATGGAGCATTACCACCATGTATCCGAAGGTAAATGTCCTTTTTGTCAACAGAAACTCCCCGATAATTTTGAAGATGACATCAAGGCTTGCTTTGATGAACAATTTGAGAAAGAAACCCATGCGATTACAACCCTAAAAAGCCAATATAAAAACGCGGCAAACAATATCTTCGTACCAATATCCCAAATTCCAAAATCCAATATTTCAGAAGAAGAAATTTCTACCTATAAAAACAAACTAACTGCGTTAAAAGGTATTATTTCCAATAATCTTGAACTCATTACAAAAAAACAACAGGACTATGCCATAACCTACGAAGCGGAAGCAACAAAACCTTTACTTGATGAAATATCCGAACTAATAAAAAAGTTCAACAAATCAATAGACGAACATAACACGATCGTTTCAACCAAACCGGATAAACAGCAAAAATGCAAAAAGCAAGTATGGGAGCTCATATCCCATACTCTAAAAGATGAAATAAAAAATTATAAAACAACTGTTGCTACTATTACAAAAGAAATAGAACAAACCAATAAACAAATCCAGACTAATGCTTCAGAAATGAAAAATATAGATAAGAAAATTGCAGAACAACTAAAAAACACAGTAAACACCAGAGATTCCGTTGACAGTATAAATCAATTATTAAAAGATTCCGGTTTTCAAGGGTTCTATCTACGAGAAAAAACCAGCACTTCAAACGTCTATGAAGTCATTCGTAATGACGGCTCTATTGCCACCAATCTCAGTGAAGGGGAAAAAAATTTTATAGCCTTCCTCTACTTCTATCACCAAGTTAAAGGCAATGATTCACCTGACAAGAAAAACACAAATAAAATTGTAGTAATAGACGATCCGGTTTCCAGTATGGACAGCAGTACCCTATTTATAGTCGGTGCATTAATCCGTGAAATGATCTGCATCTGTGAAAATAATGTTCAAACTACAGACAGTGGCATAAAAGAAAGATACATTAAACAGCTGTTTATACTGACTCATAACACCTATTTTCATAGGGAAATATCCTATGACCGAGTGAAAGACTACCCATTCGTTAATTTTTATCTTGTGACCAAACACGATAATAGGTCATCAATTCGCCTTTGTGAAAGACAAAATCCTGATATTCCATCTGAAAAGATGAACTATAACCCGGTACAAAATACTTACTCCGCACTCTGGGAAGAATACAAAATATTAGAATCGACTATCCCCCTCATGAACGTTATCAGAAGAATTTTGGAGTATTATTTCTTACAGTTATGTGGCTATAGCGGCACTACATTAAGAGACGTAATCTTAGATCGGAATAAAGAAAAATTCATTAAAATTGATGAAAACGGTACAGAAGATTACACATGCTATCAATTAGCATCAGCCATGCTTTCTTATATACAGACAAAAGCAACCGCTTCTATAACAGATGGCATCAACTATATAGATGACTGCATGGACCATAAGCAAGCTAAAGAAACGTTCAAGATGATCTTCACCCTCATGAATCAAAGTCAGCATTATAACATGATGATGCATAAACACTAAATGAAAGAAACAAAAGTAATAAAGATAATCTAGAACCGACTATGGAAACTGCTGATTGATAAGCAAAAGAAAAAAGAAGACTTAAAACGGGATGCCGGTATATCAGCCGCTTCAATAGCAAGACTTAACAAAGGCGAAAACGTAAACACAGAAACCCTACTACGCATCTGTCAATATCTTGAATGTGGTATTGGTGATATTTGCGAAGTGAAACAAGTAAAGAACACTGAGGTGAAATAATGAAAAACATTTTTGACACGGTAGCAGAGCTTCTGCTTACAAAAAATAGATATAAAGCCGAAGATGGTAAGCTTCTTAAAGCTGTTGTTTATAGTGATGTTATGGCAATGAGCAAGTATTTGCTTGCTCTTCTTCTTTCAAATAAAGACGTAAAAGAAACCTTTTTCAAAGACATTCAAGGTACACTCGTCTTTGATAAGCAAAAGTTTGCCTGGTTTATGGAATCAAAGGAATTCCTGCCCGACTCCTACACGTCCTATACGAACAAAATTGGGCTTACGCATAACGGTAATTTTATCTCACAAACAAACGATGTTGTGCTCGACTTCCCTTATAAGGATTGTGTGTTGGAAGGCGGTCAAGATAAAGACGATCAAAAACGAAGTGAGATTTTCTATAACGAAATTATTGCAAGTGATGAAATCTCTCGCATGCTTGCACCTAAAGCCTTTACGAATGCAAAACGCTATACGGCAGTAGGCGCAAAAGATCTTCTTGGAAATTTAGATCCCGATACTATTCATGTTGAAGAAGAAACAGGTATCACGCTTAAAAACGATGATAATTTAATTATCAAAGGAAACAACCTTATTGCCTTAGCAAGCCTGCTTAAACGTTACGAAGGCAAAGTAAAATGCATCTATATTGATCCACCTTATAATACTGGTGCTGATAGTTTCGGATATAACGATTCGTTCAACCAAGCTACTTGGCTTTTGTTTATGAAAAACAGGTTAGAGTTAGCAAAACGAATGCTATCTGATAATGGTGTAATACTAGTGCAAATAAGCTTTCATCAGTATCCATATTTAAGGATTCTTGCTGATGAGGTGTTTTCGCAAGGAAAACACCTACTAGATTTTAATACTTTAGTTAGACATCCAGATAGAAACTTAACTGGTGACAAGGAATTTAATGATGTTGTTGAATACACATTGGTATATTCTAAGAATCCAAGTTATAAAATGCCTAAAATGAAAATAGAAAAAACAGATGATGAGTATCAATATGATTTTGTGCTGTCTGGTGAACCGAAAGAGATATTAAATCTCGGAGGAAAAGCAGTTTCTGTATACTATCCTGAACAGGTTGATATCAGTAGAACCACTGGTCATATAGGTGGTTTGAAATCAATGTCAATTCGAGGCAGTATTAGAGAAAAAAATTCGAGTGGAAGATTTTATGTGGCATATTTAGAACCATTGATTGAAAAATATCCCAAAGGAACAATTTTCACAGTTCCTGAAATGGGTGATGATGGCAATCCATATAGAATATTTGAATTGCCAAAAGGCAACAATAAAAATGGATTCTATTATCCTGGAAAACCCATTTCATCTGATGTTACCTTAAGACCGTATCCAAATTTTTTGGATTTTGTACAACAATATAATTTAGTTAATGATGAAGGAGATGTATCTTTTAGGAATGGGAAAAAGCCAGAAGAATATATAAGCTATTATTTAAATATTTTCTCTTCAAAGGACGATTTAATATTAGATTTCCACTTAGGCTCCAGCACCACTTGTGCTGTGGCTCATAAAATGGGCCGCCAATACATTGGTGTTGAACAAATGGATTACATTCAAGACATTACTGTTGAACGCTTAAAGAAAGTTCTTGAAGGCGAACAAGGCGGTATTTCTAAAGCTCAAAACTGGCATGGTGGCGGCTCTTTCGTTTATTGCGAGCTTAAAGAAGACGCAAGCACGCTTATTAACATTATTCAGAATGCCACTGAATATACTATTGAAAGCGTAAAAGCTTCCATTTATAAAGACGACCGTATTGTGCCGTATCTCACTAAGCAGGAACTCGCTGACGCGGATAAAGACTTTGAAAGTCTAACGTTAGAAGAAAAGAAGCAGGTGCTAATAAAGCTTGTAGATAAAAACAAGCTGTACGTAAATGCTTCGGATATGGAAGATAAAGCCTATCAAATCAGTGATGTTGATAAAGCCTTTACAAAGTCTTTCTACGAGGAGGCATAGTCCATGGCTGAATCATTCTTATACGAAAAACTCGATACGCTTAAAGAAGCTAATGAGCTTGCTCCTATGCCGGATATTATTGAGCATAGTTTATCTC